TTTATTGCAATATTTTCGGAAGTTTAGGCTTAGCCAATTTTCAGGAATTTGATAAACTTCGTATAATTTTAGGCAATGATTTAATATTTCTTCGTACTGTTCTGTAGCTTTTCGTTTCTTATAATTATGCGTTTTACCTTTATCTGAACGTTCATTACAAAAGTCTTTTCTATAATAACGAAGAATGTTTTTAGCTATGTTTGCATCGCCTTCGGCTATATAACCTATTTGTTCTGTTACTTCGGATTCAGTTAAGCTGGCCAGATAGTCACGATGCGTATCATAAAGGAACTTGGCCGTAGATTCACGTGGCTTGTAGCTATAGCTTTCTTTTATACCAAATGTCTTACACAGTTCAGCATAAAGAACATTTATATTCTTTAACTTCTGAATATTCCATTCATTATAGCAGCGTTTATAAATGTTGTTACGTACTTCAGATAAAAATGTTTTACCGTTTTCAAACTGCATGGCTATGATACAGCATACCTTATTGTATACGTCTATATAGTTATATGACCTGTTGTATAACGTATTAAGCATTATGGCATTAAACGTGGCAACGATTATTATATAGTTCAGGCTATTTTGACGTTTACCTTCTGAAATGGTAATAAGCGTACGATGCCATGCGTTGTCATGGTATTTAAAATGATAGTATTTCCATTCGAGACGAGGATCGTTATATATCTGTTTACCCAGTAGACGATTCTTTTCTTGCTGGTTAACCGGTAAGAAAGCTTCGCGTTTAATCTTTGTTGTTCTGATGGATGCTATGTCATTGTAGAATACGGACTTATCCAGTCTATACTTGGGGTCATCTAGCATGATACCGAAGTTCAACTGGTATGGCGACTTCGTACATTTATCTACCGATATGTCACAGAATGATTCGAAATCGGTTAAGATAGTTTCCATTAAGTCTATACAAATAGGATTAAACAGCTCGAGGAACACCTTGCATTTCCCGGGCTTGCGCGAGCTGGAGTCAAATACGTGACAGGACTTTACGTCTAACGCGTTGGCAATGTCTGTAGTATGAGTATTAAGCCATTCGCGTTTACCTTCGGGTAGATCGTCTATATCGACAATGATGAAATCCATTAAGTCGTTGTCGCCAATGTCCATGATATGGCCGGTCTGCCACAGGTAGATATAGTCATAAAACCCGCCCTGGTGTAGTTTCCAGTGCAGGCGTTTACATTCGGACACCCAGTCAGGCTTATGAGTAAAGCTTTCCTTGGTATACTTGATGTTCATTATCTATTAAGCTGTTCGATGAATTCCTTTACCGAGACCGGCTTGTCATCAATGCGGGGGTCGACCCAGAAGGAGACCGGATCGCCAAAGCTCGTACGGTACTTGAACTTCATGCCAGTACCTTTCTTAATGAACTCGTCGGAACCGGATTCGTCAAATAGGTCTACTTCTTGATGTATAAAGTTCGATTGTTCAGTTAAGAGTCTGGCTTCCGCCATTGTTACCTGTTGCCAATTATTCATTTTACCTCCAGGGTGCTGAATCCACCCGGTTTCTTATCAATCTTGATTACGCTACTGATCGCTATCTTCGGCTCTGTGAGCTTGTGCGATACAATATATATGCCAAGTTTGTTCTTCTTGTTCTCGTTTACAATATTGTATAAAGTCGAAAGGAACTGGTCTATACCCGACTGGTCCACTCCGTTGTCGATCAGCTCGTCGATGAAAATGATGTTGCAGCTCCAGTTAGAGATGATTCGTGACGTGTTGAAGAAGCTGAGTAGGATGGACATGTCGATTCGGCTACGCTCGCCGCCAGAGAACTGGTTGTAGATTCGCGGGTAACGACCCTTCATCATAACTACCTTCATCTGATCGTCAAACGTAATCTTCACGGGCAGTTCAAACTTATGAAGGAAATCGTTAACGTTTTTATTAAGGATTAAGATTAACTTCTTGAAGAAATACTGTTTGATTCCAGTATCGCCGAGGATGTTAACCAGTTCGTTATCGATGTCAATCTTATGCTGGTACTCGTTAATCTCCTGCTCTACTGTCGCAAGCTGGGCAGAGAGAGTCTTAAGAGCATCGTGGTACTCGTCAAGGGTGATACTGCATTCCTTGTTCTGTTCTTCAACAAGACTGTCGTTCAGGCTCGCGATCCTGTTCTGCAGGTCAGTGACAAGATTCGATTCCTCGCGAAGCTTGGTCTGAATGGTTGTAATGAATTCCGACTTGCGCTTATGTTCAATGTACTGCGTCTGGTACTCGTTGATACCTGCAGTGAGCTGAGGGATAAGCGTTTCGGAAATATTCTTCAGTTCTTCATTCAACTGTATGATATGCTGCTTGGCATGTCCTTCGTTCAACGGCGATCCGCAAATAGGACATTCGTTTTTCGTAGACAATCCTTTAAGAGTCTTCTCTATACGGGTTTTATCCGCGGTAGCGCCGCCAAGTTTCGTACTTAGCTCGCCATAGACCGTACTGTCCGGAGCCGTGCCCAGTTCAGCCACGTGTTTCTCAAGCGCTTTTTGGCCTGTGGTCACGTTTTTCATGGCCTTAGTAAGTTTACCCTGTGCATCCTCGATCTGCTGCTTGATGCGATTTACCGCGGCTTCCTTAGTCTCATTGAAATTCGCGATGTACTTCTGCATATTCTCTATATAACGGTTGTTGTCTTCGATACGTCCGTTGATATAGCCCATCTCGTTGATTTTGATTTGCTGGTTAGCCGCGTTGACGGTCTTACGCTTCTTAACGTCCTTGCACATGAGTCCAAGGATGTCTATGTTAAAGATGTTTTCGATTAGGGCACGCTGATCGCCGATAGACATGGAGAGGAACGGCGTGTTGTTCGTGACGTTGGTTGCCACGATGTTCTTGAATAGCCTTATGTTGATGCCTAGGAGCTTATCTATCTCGTCCTGGTTAAGCTTCTTGGATGACAGCAAGTCTAACTGCTGCCCGTTCTTCGTAATCTCAAGGATGGTTGGCTTCAGGCCTCTCGCGATGGTATAGGAATCCTTACCTATATTAAACGTTACCTCTGTGTAGAGATCTTTCTCGTTGATTTCATTTATTAAGTTATTAAGTTTGATGTCCCTGTATGGTTTACCGAAGAGACAGAAGGTAAGAGCGTCGAGGATGGTAGACTTACCCGATCCGTTAGCCGCTGTGACTATGTTAATCCCATTGTTGAAATCCAATTCTGTCATTTGGTTTCCATAGGATAATATATTCTTAAATCTGATTTTCTTGAATTCTATGTACATATGCGTTAAATATAGTAATTCCAGAAAATAAGAATTAAGTATTAAGATGGTTTAATCTGTAAAAATAGAAAAGCCCGGAACTATTAAGTTCCGGACTTTCGAGGTATGACAGAATTGAAATTAAATCTTTAAAGCTTGGCCAATGCAAAATCTGTGCTAATAATATTCACAAGAATGTCATATTTCTCAGGCGAGTCCACGTGATACATCTTGCCTTTCCATTTGACATAATAATCGTCATAACGGTACAGCCTTACGCATCCTTCACCGTCGGGCATATGTGATACGTAATATTTCTTACCTGAGTCTCGGAGGATCGAATCCTTGGTTGGTATCATGAAGTTGCCGGTCAGCTCAGTATTCCTTGAAAAATCTACTTGGACATAGTTCATCTCTGAACGTACAAAACCTTTACCGATTTTCATATTGTTTTATCCTTCCATAGCCAGGCATTTCTTACCGTCCTCACTATCACGTTTGAGCAACGGTGCGAAGTCGCTCTTGGGACGAAGACGGTGTGCCTCTTCCCATGTTAAGTATGTATTCGCGACTTCGTTGTAAACCTTCATGACGTCATCCTTGAGCCACTTGTCCTTGAACTGGTTCGCGGGAAGTACGCCAAGACGATACCATTCAGCCGGGTAGTACGACGATGTGTCCTTGAACTTTGTCTTAAGGGGTTTTCCCTGTTTGGCTGCCCAGTATTGAATTCGAATTTCCTTTTTCTTTTTTATGAGACAGCCGTAAGGTTCGAACAGGTCTTGGATTTCACTGAAGTACATCTGTTCTTGGTCGAAGCGATCCAGTTCCTTTTCCATATCGCGGTTGTTGAATGTGGCGATGAGTTTCGCGGTCGCAGCATTCCAGAGTTCCTTGATTAACGGATTACCTAGGTCATCACCAATGAATTGCCAGAAGTGTTTGGATTCTACGGTCTTGTATCTTGCATAGGCACTGTAGCAGTCACGACACCCGTAGTTCAGGGAAGACTGCATCCAGTTGACGATAACTCGACACATCTGCGTAGCCGTGTTGTAACGCTGTACCATCCAGTTTTGTTTCTTACGAACCCAGGTATGGGTAACCTGATATTCATAACGTTCAAACGTAGACACCAGGAATGCCCTCAAGTTATCATTGAGACCGTCCCAAAAGTTCTTGAATTGTTTTTCTGTCATGTCATTACCTCTTATGTCTATAATATAGAAAAATACTTTGTGGTTGTAAGTCTTTTTACTATACTATTTTATGCTCAGCAGACCAGTGATTTCGTCGTTAAGGATCTGAAACCTGTCCTGACAACGCATCAGTTGCTGGCGAGCCTTTTGAGTAGGATTCTGTCTGAATTCGGTTTCGACTTCGGCCATACTGTTGAGGATGTTTTCCACGTTGCGGTAAAGCTTGGTGCTGTTCTTCATTATACCTCTTAAGATAAAAGTTCTTCCATCTGTGTGTTGAGCATCTTGAGTCGGAACTTCAAGATGTCATCTTCTGTCTCGAGTTCTTTTTCAACGCCGTCGTTAATCCTGTAACGGAGATTCGGATAACCAGTGGTTATTATTTTTGACGACTGCATCATAGAGCCCAAATCTGAATAATTGAAAACGAAACCAAACTGTTCGCCTTTAGGATTCGCGAGGGTACAGAGCCCGTGATTCGTCGGTTCAGAGATTTCAGCCGTTGCCGATACGATGAATACACGGGTAAATTTAAGCATTATGTCTCTTTCGTAGATTTTCATTTTAGTTTAGTCTCTATTAAACTCCAGTTTAATACATTATAGAAATCTATAACGTCTTTTGGTGTTTTAACTACATATTCTTTTTCTTCGAAGATCCATTTCGTCGGATTGTCATGAAGAGGATGCGGTGCAATAGCGTAATCTATAAAATCCGTATGTATTGTAAAAGTTGCACCACATTGACCTTCTTCAATCGGCGATACCGAGATTAGATTAACAAGCGTGTCGAAGAAGTATTTCTTATTGGACGGACTATATGCGAAACGCATCAATTTCATTCCAGACCTGCCAAATCTATTTCGGCCTTCAAGGTTGCATAAAGCTCTGTAAAGTCCGTCTTAGAGTTAAATGTTTTCCCGTTGATTTCAAACTTCTCGTTGACCCAGCCATAGACGAAGCTGGTGTTCACGAGACCCTTGTGATAATAGCGAAACACCGGGAGTTCACCCATGTTAAAGATTTCGCCGACACCGAGAACTTCTTCGGGTTCGCTGTCACCTCGTTTCATTAAGATAGCCATGTTTACCTCGAAACGTTATAACCCATGGCCGTGAGCTTCGCGATCATCTCGAGAGCGTCATCAGATTCCTGACGGATGAACCCGCCCTTGCGAAGATCCTCGTTGATGTCGTCCAGAGTCTGCATGGAGACACAGAGGAGTTCATCGTAATTACCCGACGTTGCGAGAAGCTTATAGTTTTCGATGTTACCGTCAGTTAAGGCCTGCGGACGTTCAAACAGCCTTCCGGATTCACGGATCGCGTTGATTACGTAACCCATGACAGCAAAGGCGTTTCCGTCACAACCAACCAAAGTATATTCGTCGATTTGTTTTGCCATATTCATACCTCATATTATAATATAGAAAAAACGACCTAGGTTGTAAGTCGTTTTATTAAACAATTTTATTTCGTATTAACCGGGGAGCTTATCGATGTGTCTTAACGTTTCGTCTTGCCGCATCTTGAGATATGACTTGAGATGCTGGTGGTACAGATCGTCCATGACTTGGCACAGTTCCTCAAAGGACTTTGCTTTCTTATACCTGTTAGTACCCTGGGTTGACAGGTAAAGATGTTCTTTCTTGTACTTGAACATAAAGTTACCTGCTTCATCGATTAGCACCAACCCTGTACAATGCAACCGTAGGGATTCAGGTATGGTCGTATCGTGAATTACCCCAAGGTTAATATCAAGGCCGATCTTACCCATCATTGCACACAATGAACAGTCATACAATGTTATCCCGTCTTTGATATTACCATATTTGGCTTCGAACGTCTTTGCATACGGGCTAAGTTTTGCTTTGATTTCTTTTGTAAGTTCCATATAATGAATATAGTAAAAAGAATAAAACCCGTACATAACTATTTGACTTAAAAATTCCACGGGCTCGCCATATAGTATGTAAGGCCGAAAATTTTTTATGAATAATAATTATTTAAACCGGTTGGATAGTTTACTATATTATGAACATGGATATAATAAGAATTAACGGCAAAAGAATGACATTTCACCCAGAAGCACCACTGGAGGTAAAGCCAGACGGTAGTTTTCTGTTGCGAATCAAGAAATGTAAGGAAAAGAAAACGGCATGGGGATGGAGGTCATACTACGTTACTGAAACCTATCCTGTACCGGCGAAACGTAAGACTAATATTGAATTCGACGGCGTTTCCTATACATGTAAGAATATGCCGATGAGCGAGGTCGTGAAACTCCGTGCACACATTGAGACAATGTTAACCCTGGATAACTTGAAATGAATGTCATCGGCTACAGATACCATGAAAACGACATGCATTATTTTATGCTGGATTTCCGCCGCGAATTTAAGGCGCGGGAATCTATGTTGGTAGTTCCGGTTATTAATAACGAGAATAAGAAGGAATATTTGTATCTTGAAAGAGATACTTTTGAAACCGTCCTATATGATGGCCGCGAATATGAAATGCTGAAACAAGAAGATTACGCTATTCTGAAAGAAATAATGTCTACACTTTTTGCAATAGAGAGTCTTGAATAATTCTATATTAAGCATATAATAAGGAATTACCCTCGATGTACGAAAAACAAATCAATGAACTGGAAATTATGATGGGTCGTTATCGTTACCTTGAAGACCTCGGTAAAAAGTATAAGACCAAGTTCGCCAATATATCCGGCAATTACAAATTTGAGATGGATCCCTGCTTATACAATATTAACACGCCTGAATTGGATATTAGAATTAAACGTACTAAACCTAATGGCAGTATTGTATTCTTAATTGCCGCACTTATCCAATATGTCCACGATACAAAACAATTTAAATATGAAATCCATCTATATAATGGGAAAGACAAAAACTTTACCTATCCTTCAGAAATTAGCCAGATGCGGGATTTTGAAATACTGTTTAATTACGAACTGAAGAAGTTTGCTAAGGACACCCAGAAAAAAATTATTGATTCAATCAATAAACTTCCCGGCTAGATTTACTATATTATAGTCATGAATCAAAAAGAACAAGAAGCATATCATCACTTACACGATATTTTCAAGCAGTGTCAAGCCAAGTACGGTTATCTCGTTAACTGTGACTACTTCAACTTTGGTGGTGGCGTGTATGATGATGACTATTCGACTAATCTTGCAAATGAAATGGTTATCAACAGACAGCATGCAACGACAGGTAATATTATATTCTATGTAAGCTGTAAAATTGTATACCGCGGTTCTTCTGCCGGTATATTTGCTGATACGTATTCTTACAACCTTACTATTGGTCGTCATGAAGACCGCAAGGTGAAAGAATTTCAGAGCGAAGAAAAATTGCTCGCCGAGTTTGACTGAGTTTTTAACCTGGAATACCGTAGGGTTATGAACGTCAAGAAAAGAAAATTGGCTCAAATAATCGACAATCTTCCTGGTTAATTTCCTATATTAAGACTATGCAACGGTCAAAAGTAATTAAACTTATTTATTCGGATAAACACTTAGACGACGATTCTGAAACGGAGTATCTTGTAATCGTTCATAAGGGTGTCGGCAGAACGAGGTTTTCCACGTCGTTAGGCGTACGAGATGCTTTCAACTTTACATATCGAAAAGATAATGTAGACTTGACTGAACACTTTCGCATTGTTCTTTCTGGTAACCATGAAGCGTTTTATCTAAAAGAAACAAATAAATGGTATGACGTCGATAGACCTAAGGAATTCGAACAATTAAGACATGACCTTGAAACTGCTTGCACTCTTGCATTACTGGAGGGTTAACTGTGTATTTGTATATAGGCTGTGACAAATATTGGGTAATGGAAATTATACCGCCGAAGATTTACGATGCGTATTATCTTCGTTGTAAGCTGCATCCGTTTACAACGGTACCTTTTTCGCGTGAGGTAGACCGTGAAACATCCGTACAGCTCTGTGACGAAAATGGATTTAGGACCGGTAAAGTCTATAAAGGCGATGCCGCGATCTCTCTGATGGAACACCTCATTGGTGTGCTGGCCGTTGAAAAATTAAATGGAGAAGACAAATGAAAGTAGATGTTGCACATTCCCGAATAAATTTGGGACTATCGACCTTTAACGTCGATTTTAAACGCGAGGCATATGTTGGCTCTGAAGGTCAACTGGTTATACCGTTGGAACGCGGCTTGAATGTACGTGTATATCCGAACGAAGAATCATGGGTTAAGGTAGACAGGAAGGTCTATCATGTGAATTCGAAAGATAAGTGTGCGGCAATAGCGAACGATATTTTAAATAGAATTGCCTTGGCAAGACTCAAGTAATTTACTATATTATAGTCATGACTGATATTGAAAAACATCTTAACATGTTTATTGAAAAACACCAAAGCCTTGTTGCGGCCTATAAGCACGTATTACCTATGGCTGGACAATGGGAATCTAAGTTTGGGTGTTACAGACGCGATAGTCGTTATGATGGATTTGAGGTGAATGCCCGTGATTACTCGAATAACGACTTTGATCCTGGGATATTCATACACATTTGGCGGTATAACGAAAAACGAAACTATGCATTCAAGATGGATGCTTCTGTAAGATATACCCGAGAAAAGAAATTTGAATATACGATTGAATTCAACAGAAAGCGAGTCAATATGCCCTCAGTCCTTCATTATAAGAATAATGACGAACTGATTGCTGCATTTGAAGAATTCCTTAAGGAAGACTGCGATAAGTTGCTGAAAGCCGAGAAACAAAAAATAAACAATATTCTCAACAGTCTTCCGGGTTAATTTACTATATTAAGATAAAACAACGAGGTAATTTAATGAAAACTTCTGTGAATGTGTATAATCCGGATATTAAGCTTTGGTACCATGAAGATGCGTTCGAAGAAGGCTCGATTGAAGAGTCTTTCACGAACAACAAGATCATCGCAGATATTGGTAACGTTGTAAGAAAGATGTGTCCGTCGATTAAGATGAAAATACACACAGATACGTATTGCTGCAGTACCAGACCTAACTATAATGTTGTCTACAAGCTTTGCCGTGACATGGATGATGCTAATGATGTAGGATTCGGCATTAAGGTAGAATATATGTTGTGTTGTGACAATACTGAACAATATAGACTTTACCTTATGGAATACAAGGCCGGCAGTAGTAATGAACTCTATCTTCCGACCCGCCTGGAAAAGATGGCGGACAAACGGAACCGTTGTTATATCGACGAACATAACAAGAGATTCGTGTGCAACCGTAATGACAGCGAATATATCTGCAGCATTGTCGATGCCATGGTTACGAAGTACCGCAGGGAAGCGAATGAAATCAAAGTCGCTAACTATGAAAAACAGAAAGCCCTTGAAGAAATGGCACATAACCTGGTTGACTGTGAACTTCTCGAGGTATGGCCGGACATTAAGAAACTGGTCTATGATAAGTTATACAGGGATCTTCCAGAGCCTAATGTTTCCGGAGCTGGTAAGGAAACCGTATTGATTGACTGTGCATTTGGTCGTTGTCTGAAAATCCAGTTCTATTCAGAATATATGTGTCTCAGGTATCTCCGTGGTGTTAATACTGATGATACGAAATCGGATTATTCTATACTCGGTCTTATCATGGCGGCTATGAATGACCGTAAGATTGATTATGACAAGCACATCCTGTATAAAGACAAGGACTTGATGTTTGAACTGATTACCCGAATTTGCGAAGCATATCGAATATGTGTAAATGTACGATATAGCCCCTGGAGCAACATAAGTCAAGGGTTATTGCTTCCCGGAAAAATTGTTGAGTAACGTTGAACAAAAAATAAAAAAGAGATTTGCTTACAAGGCAAGTCTCTTTTTCTATATTAAGAATATAAACGAGAGGAAATTATGGTAAACGTCAAATTAAATAACACGTGGTTTGAAGCCGGCGATAACGGACAGTTTTGCAGACTTGCATATTCTAATGCTATTAACGAGGCGATAAGAAGCATCAAAAACGAATATGGGGAATTCTCGCATTTCAATTTTGGTCGTTCCACTAACAGTGAAAATGCTAGCATTTATTTCCACACGCCGTTGTTTCCTTATCTCGGCTTAGACGAACCTCGTGGGGATTGCCACCCGTCTATCCGCGTCTATGCTGTTATTGAGCTGGGTCGTGGCAAGAAACATATTGACGAGAAGCATTTACGTATTGACGTGGACATCTTGTGTCATGGTAAAGTTGGAGCTCCGCTTGAATACAAGACGTTGCAAAAGCGACTTGAAGAAAAAGTGGGACGCAGCATGGACATAGTGCGTTTTCAAAGCGATCTCACTGAAGAACAGCTCTTAGATGCAACATATTTTCCTAAGATGGTCAGCCGGTATCTTGAGGAAGCTCGAACAATGGTAAGGGAAACTTGGAGAGAGATTCAGGACGGTCAAACCGCTCGTGAAATCGATCTGTCTGATGTCGGCCCGCATATCGAAGAAATCTTTAAGGCTCATGGTGTACCTGCGGGCGTAGAAACCAGTACAGATATTCAACGCACAGTTATTTGTATTAGTGGACTGGATGAAGATGAAGCAGGTACTCTCACGTTGGAGAATACAGGCGATCAGTGGTACATTACGTCCGGTACTTATTGCTACGGGTTTGTCAACGAACTGTTTGATTTGCCGAAATACCATCATAAGTCTTATATTAAGCCTGAAAAGTTTGATGAACTGTTCGGGATGATCGCAGAAGAGTTCAAGCATGAACATGAATTGCGTAAACGTTTTGCTAAGGTCCGCGGAGATTTCATAAGCGATGTCGATTAAGGTCTTTTAAGTTTACTAAGCTTGTTTTGTTTTCTATATTAAGAACATAAACAAGAGGTATTAAATATGGCACAATGGAAAGAAATTTACTCACATGTCAAGCGGTATGACCGCGGTCCTGAAACTTCGTACATGTGTAAAGTTCCGTCGAACTCTTTGTTTTACGATCGTACACATGTTGTCTCACAGGTCGCAGACATGATGTTGACATTCCCTCGTAAACGTGACGGGTTTTCATATTATACTACCGATTACAAGAACACTGCGGTATCAGAAAACCTTGGCTATACGTTTGATGGAGCTTTTAATGAAGTCATTGCGCTCAAAGATGCCGGCAAGATCGATATTAAGTTCGAAGTTCTCAAGAGAGAAAAATTGGTTAACATGTCGCTTGTTACAAGGACATATTGTACTAAGCTCAATGAATATCTGATGGTGCATCTTGGTAACAAGACGAACAAGACGGTCTATGTGTCTGAATTCATCGAGAACGATTGCGAAATCATGCGGAATTATGTAAAGAATATCTGCACAGAGATAGACACACTGGTTGTCCAGTATTACAACAAGTATTTGAATTCTAACATGGAATTCGATATTGAATATATGGACAATATCGCCAGCACAAAAGAACATTTGAGCCAATGCGGTCTCAAATTTATTATTGAAGAACATGAGACAAAAGGAAGAAAGATTATCGTTGGTGTCAATGAAGACGACTGTGCGTATATTTACACAGATCCCTGTAAGCTTGATGATACTTATGGGCGTCTTAATGACTTGTTGAAATTCATGGGTATTGAAAAACAGACGAAGGCCTTCAAGAGCTATGAAGATATGTTTGGGTTCATCAACACCTTTGCGGATCTCTATAAGATATATAAGAACAGTCTTGACACGAAGTTTAGCGGTATCTTTGATTGTTTTGTAAAGCCTGCTGAAGCCGCTTGATTTTCCATAATACCTCGTTGTAAGACGGACACTGTATGGTGCTCCGTCTTTTTTATTTTCTTCTAATCTATTTTACAAATTCAATTTAAAATCCTATATTATAATCAAACAAGGAAATAATATGGCACGCAAACAAAGAAAAGAAACTATCCTGGCCTTTAGCGACATTGTAAAGTCTTTTAACGCTAAAGTTAAGCACTTTGACACTATCGCCGAACACATGAGCAAGTTGCCCATGTTAGACAAGACTATTTGCAAAACGTATAACATGGATGATCCTGCAAAGGACTTGGTGGTCAAGTGTACTTACAGAATCCCGTTCAAGATGGTGGAATCTCAGTTCATGGACTGGGAAAACTATAGCCATAAGCTTCTTTGTGTTATTCCCGCGGCAATCATGAAAGAGAGTAAGTGTGAATTAACTGTTAAGTTCGATATTAACAAAAACGGGAAAATTCGCTTTAAGATTGATAACCTGCATTATAATGTATGGCGGAACACAAGAAATGGCAAAGACTGGATTACTCCGGCTGAATCGAAGAGTGTTAAGGAAACGTCTGTTAGCGACATTATTAAAAACGCTCTGGAAGACAACAAGAGAAGTAAGGTGTCCGCGAGACGTATCACTGACGATTTCGAATGGTTCAAGGATGCAGTCGAAGCATGTCTTAAGGCAATGTCCTCTGATCAGCTGAGAGATGCATACCAGGCCCGAAACATCCTGACGACTGGCCGTGCGATTGCTACTCTGAAATAAAAATAATTAAGAATTAAGTAGACAATTAAGCCATTATTTCCTATATTATAATCAAACGAGAGGATATTATGATTAACGCCAGTATGACAATCGACCAAGCATTTGACGAGAATGCAAAGCTGTTCCAGTATTACGAGCAGGCCCGAAAGATTATTAAGGAATTCCCGTTCCAGGAATACCTGCATGTCGGCTTCGGCGCCGGCGCTCTTAAGTCCAATGAACTTACGTTCAACCTTGAATACAGTTTCGTTCCGACTTACTGCGAATCTCCGTTTAGAGGGTACTACCAGGACAAGGACACAAAACAGTGGTACTATACGGATGTTCCGTATGAATGGATTAACGATGTCGTAAAGTCTCAGCCTACCCTGATTGACTTCCAGATGAAATACCGCATTGACAAGGACGAATGGACTATTAAGCCGAAATATGTCTCCATGCCTTCCTATATCAACCGTAAGGTTTTCCGCAAGATGGAACGAGGTCGTCTGATGGAATACAATGTTCGAATGGTCATCCAGAAAGACGGTGAAGACGATTGTATTTACAATGCCGTTCAGAAACTGATCGGGTATAGTGCTAAGTGTAAGGCAGCCAACGCCGTGGCTCGTAAGACCAATGACATCAGTTTCTTTAAGAATCTGTATACTCGGTTAATCCCGGCTATTAAGAAGGACAGCCTGTTTGAAGTCTTGCAGCTCGTTCAAGATGCTAAGAACAACCGAGCAATAAAAATTCTTTAAATTCTGTTTAGTATTAAGTCGAAATTTGCTATATTATAATCAAAACGAGGTATTAAATGGTAAAGCTTAAAGAATTGTATCTGAAGTTTCAAAGCGAAGAATGGATGCGTGAAGGTATCAACGATGAATTCCGTGATGCCCTCGGTGAAGTTCTGAGCGATAAGAACCTGGAACACGTGATGTACTGGATGGAGATCCTGCAGGAATGTGGCCAGGGCGAACACCAAGACGAAATGGACGATTGGGTTCCATTTGACGAAGAGGTCCTCTGTAAGGGCCTGGAGTCCGCGGCAAAGCTCGTGCTGGACAAGCACAAGGCTGATGCTCTCAATGCGTTGAGCGTCCTTGACGGTGACGAGATCACCGAAGACTTACGCTCTGAACGTATGAAGGACCTTGAAGCCTTGAATGCACTCGACGGTGTTGATTTCCTCGAAGACCTGGAAAACCAGGGAACCGAAGAGACACCGAACCAGTCTGCAGGTCCGGGCATGTCGGGTAACATCAAGAAGTTGGGCAATCTTGGTGGTACTCAGGTCTATGGTGTTGGCCCTGGCGGAGCAACGATCAGCCTTTAAGCAATACCGAAAATAAATTTAATTCAAAATCTATTTACGGTTTGGTTTTAAATTACTATATTATAATCAAACGTTAAACAATTAAACCCAAGAGGATATAATTATGGCAAACAAGAATCTTGAAACTCTCAGCGACTCCGAATTCGATGCAATCTTCGGTTGCCTCGATGGTGACGACAATACCGTGGAACAGGAAGCTCCGATGGCTGTCGAAACTCCCGTGGTCGAAGCTAAGGTCGAACAGCCGGTTGTGACCGACAATGTTGAAGAAATTCAGCCGGTCACCAAGTCCGTGATTGCTGGCACGCGTCACATCAGCAAGCCCCGTGTGGTTGTCAACAAGTATGCGGGTATGGCTCCGTTGACCGCACAGGAATCCGACGAATTCAACGGCTGGCTCGCATCTCACGGCCTCTGCAAGACCATCGGCGGTTACGCATCTACTAAGCGTATGCGTGTCTACCGCAACCTCGGAACCAAGAAGAACAAGCAGATCCACAGCCGTGACTGCATCTATGTGGTCTCCGCTGATGCTTGGCGTAAGAACAAGGAAGGCGTGAAGAAGGTCATCCTGAAGCTCAGCCAGAAGCAGATGGACGCTCAGAACGTCGTCAAGGTCGCTGAATATCGTCAGCAGATGAACCAGATTGAAGAAGATCTGTTGATGAACCACAACATCGTGATGAACTGGTACAACGGAAAGTCTGCGACTTTCAAGAAAATCCAGCACAAGATTGTGGCTCAGGACGTTCTTGAAGCTCTCAACGACGCCGTGAAGCACAATGACAATTACGATGTTCGCAACATGCACCTCCAGCGTTTCCGCATGGGTGCTCAGATTGAAGAACTCGGTATCGCACCGCAGTACGACTGGCGTAACTTCGACGTCATCGTGAAGGGTGGCAAGGTTGTGTGTGCCTACAGCTACCGCGATTTGATCCCGTTGTATTCTGAAACCTTCAAGACCGGTTTCTTCGACAAGTTCGGCTACAACACCGGAATTGTCAACAGCGAAACCGTTGAAAAGGTCAAGGCTCTCGGTGCTGAGCACCAGTGCTACGAAGCAGAAACTAAGGCTGTCTAAGCCTTTTGGTTCTTCAAGACAGATGGAATCCTGTGACGACAGGGTTCCTCTGTTATTTTTTTCTCTTCTTTATTTGTTTACACTTTGGCTCCAATTTCCTATATTATAAATGTTGATAGTTCAATCAACGATTTCACAAGAGGTAATAATTATGGCAAATACGTACGGTTTAACCTGCGAAGAGAAGTTTGAACGCATGCAGCAAACCCTGTATGTGATTTATCCGAGCATCGCGAGCTTCTATGCGATGTGCAACAAGCGTGTACTTCCGAAGGAATCCGGTGTGACGCTCCGCATGAACACTAAGGAAGGTTCGACGCCGTTCATCGAGTATACTGAAAGCTTCCTCAAGACTCTCAGTATCGAAAGTTTCACGGTTCTTACGAGCATCGAACTCTTCCGCTTGCTTCTGCACCACATCACTACACGTCTTCAGCCGAATCCGGGGTTGACTGTGCAGGCTTCGAACTTCATCTGTTGCGACTCGAAAATCCGCAACTGTCTGTTGCCCAAGGACTTGAAAGAGGTCTTCCCGGATGTCTCTGAACTTCTGGCGATGGAACCGAACTTCAACGTTGTCGAAGACCTGTATCTTGAAAAGGTCTATGCGATTCTGGAACGTCAGAAGGGTGACGGAAAGGGACAAGGCCAAGGTGGTGGTGCTCCGCAGCCTCAGAGTCAACCGGGTGGCGGTGAAGGTGAAGGCGATGGTCAACCGCAGGATGGCGACGGTGATGGCGAAGGTAAGTCCGAGAAGGAACAGGAACAGGATTCTCTGAAGCGTCACTTCAGCGAACAGCAGAGCAAGAAGAACTCTGAAGGCTGGGGTGAAAACGAACTCGTTGACGCACAGGTTTCTGATGAGGTCAACAAGAGACAAATCACCAGCTGGTCTGACGTTGGTGAAGGAATGCAGAAGAGAATTCTTAAGGCTAACGAACTTCAGTTTGACCCGTGGACTGTTATTAAGCGCTTCACGACTTCGGTCTTCTCCGATGCCATTGCATTCACGAGAATGCGTCCGAATCGCCGCCTTCCTGACATGACGGGTCTTCTGCCGGGTAAGCGTCACAGCATGAAGGCTAAGGTACTCTTTGCGATTGACTGCAGCGGTTCCATGGCTGAAAGCGAAATCGAACGTGGCTGTGCGGTCGTTAACTCTGCGCTCAAGCATGCTGAAGTGGATTACTGCTTCTGGGATTGCGGTTGCTCTGACTTCACGAAGAAGCGCACCAAGGCTTCGGACTTCAAGGGTCTCGGTGGTGGTGGTACGAACCCGGATTGCGTCATCAAGAAGTTGGAAAAGGAAAAGGTGAGATACGATGGTCTCGTGTTCATCACTGACTGCTACTTCGATTGGCAGCAACCCGCAGGGAAGTACAAGATTTTCATCCTGCACACCAAGGGTGCTGGTGAACCGCCGAGCTGGTGTCGCTGGCACTTGGGCATGGACGACATCGAAAAGATCCAGAAGTCCCGCTCTTAATCTTTGCCTCAGTGAAACCAAGGGGTCAGCCGAAAGGTTGACCTCTTTTTTATTGTAATATCGAAAATAAAATTTTAGATTGTTTAGTTTACAAAATTGAAATTAAATTCTATATTAAGATAAAAAGAGGTTATTGAATGATAAAAAGATATAAGATAAGGACTTCTGCGACTTGGTGGGAGAAGGAAGGTGACCCGAACGTGTATGTCTACGGCAACGTCGACGCGGCCGGTGAACCTACGAATGACGGTTTCTTTAAAGACTCGACCAACAACGCGATCTTCCCTCGTGCACGCAAGAAGCTTCTCCGCACGGCCATAGTGGAGGAAACCCAGGCTTACAAGTTCTTTGAACAGTTCAACTACAGTTCCCAAAGGGATTCGGACGGTATGAGCGTCAAGCCTACAGGCGAGTTTCGCCGTTATGTCGATGTGGTTGGACGAAAGAAAACGACGGGCACGAAGTCCACGTATGTGAAGGGGGAATACAAGAGCCATACCTATAACACTACTGTGAACATCTACAAGCTGAACTGGGCTGGCCAGCAAAAGCGCGACGAACTGCGGAAGGAACAGAAACCGGATTTGACGAGTGTCAACCAGCGTTTAGCTGAAGAGATCAAGCGTGCAGAAAAGGAATCCGCCCGGTTCTTCGGAGCCTATCACAACTGGAACGTCGAAAACCTGCTCAGCAAGCTCGACATTTAATTTGATAAAAAATAAGTTTAACCCTTAACCCAAAATTACTATCTTATAAAGCATGTTGAATATCGAATGTTTAATGATTGAAATTCCTGCGGGTTTTACGAAGCTCGCTGGAACAACGAAAGAAAAAATCTTAAATCTTTTCGTTTACAACTCAATCTTAAAATTCTATATTTAACACGTAAGCAATAACGCTTACAACGTTCAACAAATCAACAAAAGGAAATCTGAATATGAATATTGCTCAGCTCACCAAAGCCATCAAGTATCTGCCCACCCGTAAGTCCATTCTTCTCAAGGGTACCCACGGTATCGGCAAGACTGAATGGGTCTCTCACATGGCCGATGTCCTCGGTCTCAAGCTGGTCATCTGGCATGCAAGCCATGCTGCAGATGCTGGCGACATCACTGGTCTTCCTTTCCGCATCACTGAAACGGATGCTGAAACTGGCAAGAGCTACGAAGTGACTCGCTTTGCTAAGCCGCAGTGGATGATCCAGAACAAGCCGGTGCTTCTGTTGCTCGACGAAATCAACCGTGGCCTCAGCATCGCTTTGAATGCTATCATGCAGCTCACGAACAACGGCACTTACGATGACATCAGCCTCCCTGAAGGTTCTCGCATCTTCGCATGTATCAACCCTGAAGAAGACGGTAAGTACGATGTGGGTACTATGGACGCAGCTCAGCTTGACCGCTTTGCTATCTACGAATTCAAGCCGACTGTGGAAGAATGGCTTGAATGGGCTGTCAAGAAGGGTTTGGACTACCGTGTGACCGGGTACATCCAGAGCCATCCGACGAACCTCGACCCGTATACGAACCAGGAACTTGTCAAGTCTGTCCAGGGTCACGACTGTGCAGTTCTTCCTTCTCGTCGTTGCTGGGAACAGGTCAGCGACACCATCAAGAATGGTGAAGCTGATAAGGCTTGGGAAGGCGGTGAAGGTCACAAGCTTCTCACTGAAATTGTTGCTGGTCTCGTGGGCAGCGGAGCTGCTCTTGACTTCATCAGCTACTTCAAGGCTCAGGATAATGCACTCTCGCCGAAGATGTTGATGGAAGCTGAAAAGATTGATGCTTCCCTGAAGCAGAAGATTGAAAAGCTCTGCAAGACCGACTTCCCGAACGCAGTCAAGCTCGTCGGTGGTTGCACGCTCTGGATGAAGGAACACGAAAAGGAAATCCCGGGCGAAGTCGGAGCTCGTATGGCTCACAACTTCTACGACGTCCTTGAAGCTCTCAACAAGGACACTCGAATCGCTGCGGTCAAGGACTGTGTGATTGAAGCTGTGAAGAAGCAGGAAGCTTGGGCCATCGGCATCAGCAAGCACGAATCTCGACTCAAGGCACTCTACAAGAATGCTATGATTAGCCGAGACCTGTAAGACTTGTGAGCCTTCGGGCTCTTTGTTGAACGAAAGGTGGTAGTCTGAAATATGACTACCACTTTTTTGTACTCTTGAAAGAGTTATGCGATCCCGGTCTAAACTCAATTTAAAGACTTGTTTATTTGACCAATATATTTTATTGTCTTTTTTAAAATAGGTCTTTAAAATGCGTTTATGGCTTAAATTTTTATATTATAAAAATATATCCACATAATATAAAAGACTTTCCCATTGCGATTCCGTAATAAAAAATCTTTGACTTTTTCATTTACGATTATTCCAAACTTTTCTATATTATAGACAAACAGTAGAGGTAATTATGAGTACAAGTATTGTTTCAGGCTTTAACGAAGTTGTTCTCAAGGACAACTCGCAGTTCGCGGAAGGTCGCAAAGACTACTTCAAGTACATTATGGGAAAGCTTGAAGAAGTCGATAACGAACCTGAACGTTTTGGCTTTGCTGGGGCTGCGTTCATTCTCGGGCGTAAGCTCGAAAACATAGGCGGTTATTTCACGGGTCGTGACAGTATCGCTCGAATCGTCCTTCCCGAGGATTCCGCAACTTACGATGAAACCACGAAGGAACTGGAATTCAAGGATGACCGTGAGTTTGCCATCTTCGTCCACGAATCGTCCCACTTCATTCATCTTGTCTGTGACAAGGGGGAATTCATGAGTCCAGAATTCGAGAAGCTCAAACCTATGAGCAGAGCAGCCGAATATGGCCAGGTGAAGACGAACACGAAGTATATCGAATACGAAGCGGGCTGGAGAAGCCTGTACAGTAACCGTTGCTTTGAAATGTTCCCGGACGATTCGCTCATCTTTGAAATGAATCTCCAGAACATGCTGCACTACATGGAGTTCGACGCTTCCGATGCCTTCAAGAAAGACTTGAAGGAAGCCAAGACACCTGAAGACCTCAAGAAGGCCTGTGACGCACACAAGGACGAATATGACAATGCTGTCAAGGACATCAAGAAGTGGTCGCAGATTTCCTCGTTCGTAGTCAAGGGCTAGTTCGAAAGAAAAATATATTAAAATCTGGATTACAAAAACTCCAGATTTTTCTATATTAAAGATATAAACGAGAGGTTATTATGGCAACGTTTTATGTCGGTAAAGATAAGGTAAGCTGGAATGCAGTTATGCTTCGCATCGGTTCATATTTTCCGTATGTAAATGGAACTGGTGTTCGTGGCATTCCTGGTGATCCGAAACACTTTGTGCATTACCATTCTGGCGATGACGAATATAAAATAAATGAGAAACCAGATTCGGCTTACAATTATTTCGGTGAAACCCAAATTAACCTCAAGTATGTCCCGAAGAAGCTCAAGAACGCCGAATACAATAGTTTCGTTGACTGGTTCAAGGCTGTCTATAGTTTCATCCGCGAATCCAAAGACACTGCGTCAATGAAGTCTAAGATGAAGACTCAGCAGAACCGTACAAGTAACCAACTCGAATTCTTCGGAGTCGACTCTCAACTTCAGGATGTCATGAACAAGACAGGATTCGTTCCTGCACCGTTGGACTACTGGATGAGAAAGAGCGAGACTGCGAAGAAAAACGATTGGACTACAATGAACGAAGTCAATCGGCATTATAAGAAACTCCGTGTCCAGTATGAAAAACAATTCGACAAAGACCGTAAGATTGAACTGCAGGCAGAAGTTCAGCGTAAGCAGACGGTCAAGCTGACAGTACAGGGCTTGGACGCTACTAAGATGCAGGAACTGATTTCGTTGGTCATGGAACAGTTGAAGTAAAAATAATCTTCTTTTTTCCTTTACAACTAAGTCTAAAATTCCTATATTATAGGTATAACAAAGAGGTAATTAAATGAAAGACTCCGATTACAAGATTGCCAATGAAATGACTGATGAAAATTTGATTCAGCACATCCGCGATGCAGTTCCTGACTCTAAGGACAACATGCGAGCCAGTGACATCCTGAAAAAGGAACCGTACAACGGATCTCAGCGAACCATGCTGGCCAACAAGCAGCTTCGTGCGATTACTGACACGTCGAAGTTCTATCGTCGAGCCAAGGCTTTCCTGATGAAGGAAATCAACATCAGCTTCAGCGGTACCATCTTCAGTCACTGTAACACCATCGAAGCACAGAACTTCATCAAGTACACTCGGGAAATCGTGAAACGAAACCGTGAAACAATGGAGGCTCTTGACAGGCTGGATTAAGTTTCGGCTAGTCCATAGCCCTCATGAGGTTAAATGCGGGAGATCACTATGGATTACAAGAAATTAAAACGAGACGTAACGAAAGGCCTCACCAGGATGTTCGACCATCTTGGTGATACCTACACGCTCGCTGAATTCCAACAGGAAGTCTTCAGACGGACTGGATTCGTAGTGAAACCGGATTCGGACGAAACACAGTTGACTTTCCATAACGGGATAAGCGTGCATTCAAAGAACTATACGCATGAACCCACTGGTCTCACGTTCGGGGTCAGCGGTGTGTGGGGCAAGAGGATCCGTAGTACCGTAGAATTTGACGGGCATTACACTGAACGCCTCATGCAGCAGTGCGTGAACACAGGAAACCAAATCAAAAGGACTTTATTTTATGGGAAACAAGGAAAAACAAGTTACAATGGCGATGCTTCAAAAGGTACAGGAACGAATCCGTAACGGAACGCCCAGGTTCGGCGATCACGGTCTCGTGAAGATGTATCAGGCCAAGCTGGGAATCACAAAGGCAACACCGCAGAAAATTAAAATTATTTAATTACTTACAACAAAGACGGAATTTTCTATATTAAGAATATCAAGCAACAAACATCAACAAAGAGGTAAGAATATGAAAGTTGCAGTTCTGAGTCGCACTGAATCCTGTGGTCGTCGCATTCTCGAAGGATGCTTCGTGGACGATCCGGTCACCGGCGAAACCGCTATGGACAAGGCCAAGAAGGCCAAGTCCAGTCTCCTGAAACGTTATTGTGCACCGAGCCGCCTCTGTGCCGATACCGAAATCGACATGATGGAGGCCCAGTAATGGGTAAGCGGAAGAAAGAGAGAATTCCGTCGAAAAAGATGGTTATCTCTGTCGCTATCGCCGAATATGACGAATGCGGCAGCGATGGCCTCTGCATCGACAACGTTGTAAGGTTTAAGAAGTCTTTGACCGCGGCAAAGTTTATCGCGGCGGATCTCAACAAGACCGTCGGAGACATGGCTGAGTATCTGGGCTTCGAACGTGTGAACTTCCGTGACGTTAACCGTAGCATCATGAGCCTCGACCGCGGGGAGAACAAGGAATGGCAGACTCCTGAAGGTACTCCGACATGGTTGAAGTGGAAGGTATTCCGTCACTAAAATTTCACACAAAGAACGTTTACGGAATTAGAATATTTTATTATATTTTAATTCCGAACAAACATTAACAATCAAACCAAAGGAAAAAATATGAAGAGCAATTTTGTTGAATCCGAAGCCAAGTCTGAATCCAAGCGTGGTCGTCTGAAGAAGGACTCGCTCGAATTCGTCCTCAAGCACGCAGTCCAGCCGGGTCGCGGACGTAAGCTTCTCAAGGCGAACTGTGCCGAACTTGCAATCCAGGCCGGTCACGGTGTCGCTGGCTATCATGCAATCTGGTATCGCGAAGGCGACGGCGTGAAGTTCGGCTGTAAGTCTGATCTGTATTTCCATCAGACCTGTCAGAAGCTCGGCTACACCGTCATCAAGGTTAAGTAGCAAGCCCGCGAAAAAATATTCTAAAGTCCAGACTTACAAAAGTCTGGATTTTTTCTATATTATAAACATAACGACGAGGTAATAAATGATTATTGAATACGCTTGGAAACCGGAGTATGACGGAGGCTGGCTTGATACCAACGAACTCCAGCAATGTGTACCCATAAAAGATGACGAATTGCACATGCATTTCAAAGGTGGCGACGATACCTATATCAGGGCCGGCGGATATATTATTGTCAACGGTGTAAGAATTAGCGGGAATAAGGCAATTTCACGTAAGCTCCATGAAATCGTGTCAATCGAACGTCTTGGTGAATCAAACGCGGCCATTGTACTCTCGAATAAAAAATCCACCAAGAAAAAAGTTTAAAACCTATCCAGATTTTTCTATATTATGAATATCAACGAGAGGTAACGAATGCTTATTTTAAATAATCCTAATCTGGTAAGGATGAGCCGACAACATGGATTCTGGTATGGCAAGATTCATATCAAGGTACAACGTTTTGACGTCTATGCCATCTTGACTACCAAAGAACATGGAAGCTGGAAAACTCCGCTTACACAGCCTGTGTTCGTTGAATACCGCAGACAGTTGAAAATCTGGTTACAAGAAGAACGTGTCAAAGCCGATGCGAGAAGCGAAGCACGAAAGAAGACACTTGCGGCGAACAAGGCTAACAGTCCTTGGACCGCATTCGAATGGCGTAAGAAGTTCCTGTTGGAAATGGGCTGGTATACGGATCGTGTCCGCGGTGGAAGTGCGTTCCAGTTCCATGAAGTCTTGCGACTTGCACCTGATGCTATCGACGAAAAGGCCAAGTGTTTCTACACCGGTTGTATTGACTTCGTGAGGAAACCTCTTGGAAGGTATGAAGCGAAGAGAATCTACTCGCCTGAATCGTATGCGGCGGCAATAGCCAAGGTAAAGGAAGACATGCTCGCAGAAAGCAAAATAGAATATAACAAGACAATGAAGGCTATCGAGGCACTTGCGTAAATAATAATCTTTAATCTCTTGTTTACGACTTCTGAATATTTAACTATATTATAGACATAAACAAGAGGTTATTATGATTGAAATTGAAGAAAAGTTTTTGAAGCCCGCGATTGAAATTGCACAGGAAATCATTGGTGATGCCGGTAAAATTTTCAAGGTGAAAGATGGTGACCTCAAGGATCTTGAATTCTGTCTGGCCATGATGACCGATAATGACAAGCATGCCTGGCAAGTAAGAATGGCGACGATTAACCTGGAAGTTGCACGAAAGGAACGTGAAGTTGAAGACGCAATGAACTGGGACCGTGTAGAAAAAGCTCGTCTTGCTGCCGAAACGCCGTATATCTATGGTGACGAACATCGTTGGTGGTGCTTGGTCACTGACCTCGTGGCATGTTTCTTTGATGGACGTTTTGCAAAACATAACGACGAAGAAGTGGACTTCTATTGCGATATGATTCCGTTATTGCGTGAAGACTGTACAACTGAACAAACAGCAATGGCAGGTCGGGTTGCTAAGATACGAGTATGCAGAAATAGCGGACTTTAATAAAAAGTGGTTTACAATGAAGAAGTAAATAACTATATTTGAACAGCTGGCCTTGTGGTGAAATTGGTATACACATTTGACTTAAGATCAAACGCCGGTAACGGCATGAGAGTTCGAGTCTCTCCGGGGCTATTCTGGTAAACATTGCGGATTTGGTAAACATTCCTTTATAAATAAAATATGAAGGAAAATGATTTATCAGATCAAGAGTTTATCGAAATTGTTAAACAAACCAAATCTATGTTGTATGCGTCTAAACTTTGTGGCATGGCATATACTACATTTATTAGGCGGGCTAAAAAACTAGGCGTTTATGAACCAAATCAAAGCGGAAAAGGTTTACCTAAAAAACAACCGTTAACACCGTTAAATGAAATTTTTAATGGAATGCATCCAGAATATCAGACCTATAAATTAAAAATAAGGTTGATACGAGAAGGATATATAGAAGACAAATGCTCTATATGCGGATGGGATAAAAAGCCTGCGGGAAGAGAATTTACACCATGCGAGCTTGACCATATAAATGGAAATCCAACCGACCATAGATTAGAAAATTTGCGTTTAATATGCCCGAATTGCCATAGTTTAACACAAACATATAGATTTAGGCGCGGTAAAACTAATAATAAGAATGGAAAAGAATTTTTAGAAAACAGTTAGCCTCCTTCTTTGGGTTGAAGGGAACCGGTAGATCTGTAAGGGTCTGCCGGTTTTTTATTTCTAATTATTTCTATTTACAAGATATTCAGAATTTACTATATTATAGTCATGGAAATCAATAAGACTATTAAAATTAAACACGGCCGCGGCCAATCGATGCTAGAGTTAAAAATCCGCAACATTCTGGATGTCGTAAAATCGACGGGATATATCGAGCTTAGATTCTGGAGTCCGGAAGATAGCCATAAAAAGTTTTTATACATTTTCGACGACGAACCGATTACGTGGTACGACAAGGACGGTAACGAATCCACTGACTACGAGAAGTTGGTAGATACGTTGTCGGTTTACGCCGAACAGACGAAACTAAAAGATGCCCTGGCAAGTCTGAATTAAAACTCAATTAGATTTTGATTTACAAGACTTTTAGAATTTTCTATATTATAGTCATGCAAGAGAGGTTAAAATGGTAATTCACGGTACTAATAGTGATGACATGCCGATACTGTTTGATACGACGAAGATCGATGCAACATACTGTTGCCAGAATGATCACGGTTTATGGAAAGTTGTATTGACCCTTAGTAACGGCCTGGAATTCTGGTTGCCGCGATATAACACTATCAAAATCAACGGCGTCAACATTATGCATGAGGGCGATATGGCTAAGTATAAGAAGATGGCCGAGGTCATCAATACAATCATTGATCTCGAACGTCAGGACCCTCCGATAGACATGGAAAAGTACGCTGAGATTGGCAAGTCGAAGTAAAGAAAAACTAAATAAGTCGTTTCCAAACTTCTAATAATTTCCTATATTATAGTCATGAGCATTAACAAGACATCAAAACTGCTTCGCATTCTTAAAACACATACTGGTCTGATTCAAACAAAGCCAGTCGGAAAGGAATTGAGGTTTGACTACAACTTTCAAGGGTTTCATCTGCCTGTTGTAGAACCGTATCTCATGAGTGAAGGTTATCTTCAAAAGAAGTATTTTTGGATTTATAACTTTTTTGACTATTCACACCTGCATGACTATTGCATGGAAGACATATTGTCTGGTAGAAATAATGTAAACAATAATACTGTATTCGTAGTCCAGTATGACAGGATGACAGTGCCCAAGCTGCCTAAGTTTATTGACCAACAAATTGAATACATCCAAAAGGCTATCATGCGGTTTGAACAGCAAAAGATTGAAAAGGCATTGGATGCTCTGTAATAAAATTCTTTAAACAAATCGTTTCCAATCTTCTAACAATTTTCTATATTATGAATATCAACGAGAGGCTATAATGTTTATCACCGGCTATAAAACAATGAATAACATAAAAGTCCCGATGTGTTTCGAGACAAAGGACATTTGCGCTATTATACCGTTTTTGAATGACGGACATTATTGGGAAGGTCGAATAAGGAAGGAAGACCGCGTAATAACTATCTTTCTTAATACGATAGGCGGGCAACAGATCGGTATTTCTGATGGCGAAACTATCATGATTAACGGTGTTCCGGTAACGAATGACTGCACGGAAAATGCACTTAAGATTATCGAGCACTTTATGATGTGCATGAATCTGGAGACTACTGATCCTCCCGTGGACTTGGACAAGCTGAAAGAAAAAGTTAAGAAATAAAGGTTTACAACATTCGGATATTTAACTATATTTAGAACATGAAACGAATCAAGATTGAACGCCTCACGGAAAAAGACTTATTTATCCCGTATGAGAAGATAGTTGGAGTAACCGGCGGGCCAAGTACGATTCTGATAGATTACAAGACCGTCGACGATATGGGCTGGCATGTATGGCTCGCAAACGAGACCACGATGAGCTGGACAAGAATCGACGACGACGGAAGCCAGGTAAAGAATACGCTGGTAACTAACGAGGATTTCAAGGCGTTTGTCGAATTCCTCACCGCAGTTGCCAAACAGAACGAGAGTGTCAAGGCGATAGAAAGTTTATAGTTATGGAACACCGCAATAAAAATTTTACTAGATTCCGGGTTTACAAGTTCCAAGAATTTAACTATAACAATAAACAAAAAGGAAACAAAATCATGAGTACTAAAAGTGCAGAAGAAACCATCCGCGGACTGATTCAGGCCGCTAAGGAAAACGCTCCCGAACACCAGACGGTCGACGGAATCGAATCCTGGAAGATTACCATGGACGGTGAAGTCTACAAGGTGTCTGTCGCGGACCGCAAGGCGAAGACCGGTCGAGCGTTCAACTGTCATGGCCTGGTGAAGATTCTCCCGGACGGAACGGAAGAAACGGTTAACCTCGGCGCCTGGAAGAAGAAGTTGTTCTACACTCTGGCCTACAACCTCCAGCAGGGCAAGGTGTTCAAGAAGAACGAACAGAATCCGACCAAGGTGAAGGCAATCGTCAAGGACATGAAGGAAAACCCGGCCAACTACACCAAGAGCGAAGACCTTATCCAGGGCACGTTCAACGGCAAGCCGATTACCGTTTCCCGCACGAAGAAGACCTACAAGTCTGGCAAGAGCATGTATCGCATCACGATGAGCGAATGCGGCATCGTCACCCTGAAGGGTTCCCAGCTCCAGCCGCTCTTCAAGGCATAACCGAAAGAAAAAACCCAAATGTTTCTGTTTACGCCTTGTCCATGGTTTTCTATATTGTAATTAACAACGAGAGGAAAGATTATGGACAAGGCTAAAGAAACAAAGAGAATGCGTGATGAAAGAATCAAAGAATCCGAAAACGGTCGCAAGCTCCGAACCAAAACTGTCCGAGACCGAACAAAGTATACCCGAAAAGGAAAACTTCGTTTTGACAGTAAAACAGGAGAGATACAACGGCCTTAGCCGCAACATCTACGCTGTTGACCTCGTGAAGATCGAAGAAGACGAATATGACCCGGAGGAATACGAACTGACCTATAACGGGCCGGGCGGAACACATACGTTGTCTATTCGTAAAAAGGACACGTACCTTGTCAACGGAAAGGAAATCCCTTTCGAAAAGGTACAGGCCTATCTCGAGAACCTGAGGACCGCTGCTGTAATCGATGCTCTCCCGGAATAATTATTTTCTTCCTTGTCGTTTACAAAAAGAGAAAATTATTCTATATTAAAAATATCAACCAACAACAAGAGGTAATAAATGTCTGAAAAGAACGAATCCGTAGAACAGAAGGCCGAAGCCCAGCAGGAAGCACCCAAGGTCATCTACATCTACAAGAAACACAAGAACAAGAAGAAAAAGAAGACGAATCCCAAGCCCTGTCACAACGGCGGTTATCGCATGGCCGATTTGGAAAAGGTCATGACTCCGCTCGAACTCGCCCAGTATAACAAGAAGAAGGAAGATCTTAACAAGGCCCTTACGGAACTCAACAAGCTCAAGACGCAGGCCAACAACCTCAGTGAATATACGGACCGGGTGTTTAATCGCCTCAGTCTCGGTAACATCGACGGTTACATCAAGCTTCTCTCCAAGCAGGTCAGACCGCTTCTTGAAAATATCAAGCGCTGGAAGAGCTGTGTCAATGATATTCGTGCCGATATTAAGGGAATCCTTGCACCGGCCATCAAGCGTCTTGACAATATCAATTCCAAGGAACCGTACAAGCCGCAGGAAGTTCTTCGCCGCTTTACAGCCGATGTCAAGGCCGGCGAAAGCACTCCGAAGAAGGGAAGCTACACCCTCAGCCGACACGATGCTCTCGTGCTTGTGAAGGAAATTTCCGATGTCATCACTGGAAATCCCAAGGCACAACGCATTGAAATCTTTATCGCATCGAATTAGAGTTTATCCTCTAGTTGATTGGGACGGACGATCTACAGGATCGCCCGTCTTTTTATTTGGCAATATTTTATGTTTACGACTTCTATGTATTTTATTATATTTGGAATATGAGGTTATTACTAAACATTGAACAGATTGCAAAAGAACTTGGACTTGAATGCTGGAACGAATCCGGTTTTGTCAATGTCCGAATCGGTATGGCTGACTGGGATGGGACAGGTATCGAAACCGACATGGTTATAAAATACTATCATGGACCATATACCGACGAATGGGGTCATACCGCGATGAAACGTGAAGAATTCCAGTTGATAACTAGACAACTATTCCCCGGGTCTATATCTTTAAACTACATAGACAACGATGACAAGCTTTTTTCGTTCTTGGCTGGGTTTATATTGGTCAAGAATGATATTGGCTCATGGAGAAAAAACTACATAACTGCCCAATATAACCGGGAAATGGAAGCGATGCTGGCGGTCCTGAGCTAAAAATTCTCTTCCGTTCCTGTTTACATCTTCCGAATATTTACCTATATTATAAGCATGGAAGCAAAAGTAAGTTCTTTAACAAATGCACAGGTCAAACAGTTACGTGCAGAAGGTATATTGGATTCGGAAGGTGCATATAACCTGCCTACTTCATCGTTTTTTGAAGCACTTACTGTAAACAATATGCTTTGGGAGTATAAGGAAAGCGAGTTTGACAGTTGTTATCTAAAAAACGGTAGACTAGAGTGTAAGTTTGAGCCTGGCTCAGTACCTGTCGTTAAAAGTAGCCGTAAAGAGTTGTATAATTATGCGGTAACTGTGCATAAGAGGCTTTGGTCCATTTATAATAAGCTTCGCAACAAGGAACTGTTGGACATGATTGATAAGAACCTGGGATAATCCGTAATAAAATTTCCTTTGGTTTGAGTTTACAACTTCCGACTATTTAACTATATTTAGAACATAAACAAGAGGTTATAATGTTTATCGAATTCTTCAAAAGATTTTTGCCCGGTGTTAAATCGTTCCATGACATGGTGCAGGACAGGAAAAATTATATCGATGCGCTCCGTAGAACTACACCGTCGATTTTAAGAAAGAGTCTAAACCATGTAACAGACCGTAAGTTTATGAAAGATCTCTTGAGACGTCTGTATTGTTATAAGGACCATTCTGTTCGTTATCGGATTGTCTTTACAGATAACCTCACTTATGGTGGTAGTCTCAAAACCATTTTTAATATAAACAAGAATTTTGGCCTTGCATTTGACGAATCTGAAATCAGGTTCTATTTCAACAACGATTTACAACTTGCCGATTACGACTATGAAACAACGATAAAGGAAACGCTTGACCAAATCTTAAGTCCTTATGACCTTATGGTTATACAGGATGACTACCATAGAAATATAATAACTCCTGTCAGCGATGCCGATAAGGAACTTGCGACCTATTGTCGTAATGCCTGGGACTAATCGAAAAGAATTTTAGAAAAGATTTGGCTTACAACTTCTAAATCTTTTTCTATATTAAGAATATCAAAAGAGGAATAAATGATTAAATACAAAACCATCCACGTCGACACCACTTCCCTTGACAACATCTTCAAGAATGTTCTCGACCTTCACAAGAAGGTAAGCGACATCAAGTGCCCGACGCTCCAGTGTCCGCAACCTGATACTCCGGAAGTCAAAAAGTACCAAGAAGACCGAGCAAAGGCGACAGTCAAAGTCAGACTGGAACAGGTCAAATACATGAAGGAATTCTTCAAGCTGTTCAAGGACCGTTACATCAAGCTGTGCTGGCAGGGACAGAAGGCAAGGTATTACCATATCGGTGACGTGAACATTAAGGCTGTGCCGAAGAAAAAGATTGACCAATGTACTTGGTGGGAACAGACGTTCGCGATTGACGAAAACAAAACCTACTTGGCGACATCTTCCAATACTGTGTCTTTGTCCACAAGCTTTGTCGATGCGTATGTTCGTGGTTCCAGAGTCCCGGGTGGTTTCCCGTTCAGTGAATACAACACCATGTACATTACGGAAATTACCAAGAAGGAATTCGCCGCCATCGACAAGACTGCACTTCCCGAAGGCATTAACCATAACGTATCGTGTGCCATCAGCCCGTGGGTAATGAAAAATGGCGGTAACATTACCGACCGTGCCGAATTGAAACGTCTTGAACTTGAAATTACGCTCGCCAACAAGCAGCTTGCTTTGGTCAAGGAACGTAAGAACAACTTCTGCATCCGTCAAAACCAGGTCGAAACGATTAAGAAGGCACCAAAGGAAGTAAAGACTGCGTTCAAGTATGCGTTCAAGGACCAGATTGAAAAGTCTGACCACAAGATTGAACTTCTTGAAAAACAGATCGCGAAGTACAAGGACGAACTTAAAAATAAAACCTATCTTGATAAGGTTGACAAGAAAAAGAAATAAAGCTATATTGATAGCGTTGGATGGATAGCTCAATCGGTTAGAGCTCCGGACTCATAACCCGTAGGTTCTCGGTTCAAGTCCGAGTCCATCCATGAAAGCCTTCAGGTAACACTGAAGGTTTTTTCTTTATATAATCGGTTTACAACTTCTAAGTATTTAACTATATTTAGAACATAAACAAGAGGTTATTAAATGATAGATATAATTATTGGTTCTGCTATTAGTGCTGCAATCGCTGCTCCTGATATGGGTTCTGTATATTATACAATTAAAAATCTTGAAAGCCGTATAACAGAATCTATAAGAACTATACAAGGTCAATTGGATATTATTAAAGCATTACAAATACTTACAATTTATGGTGCAGTAAAAGATGCTACCGGTAATATTGTATATACTGCTGAAGATAACAGTAAAATTGAATATAATATTGAACATAATGATATTCGTTGTTATTTATCAACGGGTGAATTGTTTTCAATAAACGGAGTAAAACAAATAGTTTTTAAAGAATTTTCTGCAAATGATGGAAGCATATTTACAATAGGTTTTTGTGATGATTTTGTTGTTATAATCGCAAAAGATAAAAAAGTAATTGACATTCCAACATATTTGCCAAGAGATGAACATTTAATTGAGAAACATTGGTATAATAAGAAAAAGCGTTATAATTATTTGATAAATATACGACAAAAGCGATTATTAAATAATAATACCGTTAAAAATTTTTTAAATAAATATCCGGAAATTATACCATATTACAATAAATGGATATTTAACATATATGATAAAACGTTGTTTCGAGCATTTATTGCATCACGGCTGCATGGTAATATTTCAACGTCTGCATATAATCATGTTATGTATCTGTATAATCGAAATCGATGAGATGATTTAAATAATATTTGATATTTTTCGCAATCTTCAGGTAACACTGAAGGTTTTTTCTTTATATAATCGGTTTACAACTTCTAAGTATTTAACTATATTTAGAATATGATAACGTTAAAGCTAAGATATGATAAGACAGTTTCGTTGAATTCTCGAGTTTGTGACATAGAGAATATATCGATGGCGTTCAGTAGGGTACTGGACGAAGGGTATATCAATGTGACAAAGAAATGTGTCCCACCGATACAGATATATACGCCGCGAAACGTGGACCAACGGATTACATTTTACGATTCCGGACGGAAGATGAAGGAATTTGTTTTGCCGGCGAATTCGGGCGTAAAAACGTTAATTAACATGTGCGAACAGGTTAAAATGTTCAACGAGTACGCGAAGACAATCACTGCGATAGACAATCTGAAATAAAATATTAAACAGGTTTTATTTACAACATTTGAATATTTAACTATATTTAGAACATAAACAAGAGGTTATTAAGTATGAGACCAATAGAATTTGCAATGGTTATGAAGAATTTTCCGTATAATAATCAAACGATGATTATCCGTAAGCAGCCAAAACTTCACGGTATTGGTATCTGCACGGCCATTCAGGACTATGCCAAGGCTAACAACGTTGAATGTGTGGTAATCAATTTGGCCACATGCGATGACTTCTTCCTCCATGAACTTGACGCATTAATAACGTTCCGCCAGGGAAAGAACTTCGTCTGTGTGTTTGATTTCACCACTGGATGTGGTAAGCCGGACAGTTCGCTCAAGGAACATCTCATGCAACTGTTGATTCATCGCGAACATAATGGCTTTAAGATTCCATATAACGTGAAGGTTGTTATCTATGACAACATCCTTGAAGAAAAAGAATACGAACGGATTAACTTTGACGTTGCTATGATGGACAAATGTTTCGTCTGTAAGATTGAAGAATAAAACCTTTATGGTTTTATTTACATCTTCTGGATATTTAACTATATTTAGAACATGAAAAAGAAATACGAATTTACGGAAATTACCGTTAACGATGCCGGATTCATCATGCATCAAATCCGAGCGCTCAAAGACTTCGATGACGTGAAAGCTGGTGACCTTGGCGGCTTTATCCTTAACGAAAGCAATCTGTCTCACAAGGGTAATTGCTGGGTCTATCCTGGTTCTTTCATCGGAAACAAGGCCAGAGTGACCGGCAATGCAAAGGTAAAAGGCAATAGTGTTGTTCGTAATACGGCCAGGGTTTATGAAAATGCGGTCATTGACAACGGTGCGGATATTTACACCGCGGCTAGGATTCATGGCAATGCCTATGTTGGCGGTCAGTTAGAAGTTAACCGTTCAGAAATCTGTGGTGATGCTCATGTAGAAGGTCATGGTATCGGTTGCCATATCTCAGGGCAGACAGTTATCCGTGACAATGCACATGTATACCTTGAAGAAATGTCCATCTATGGAAAGATTATCAAGGACAATGAAAAAGTTGTTAAGATTAAATCACATAAAGAAACGATGGAAGCCCTTGCCAAGCTGTAACAAAAATCTATTCAATAAAGGTGTACAAGTTCTAAGTATTTAACTATATTTAGAACATAACCAAGAGGTATTAAATGAGCGAAAATAAAGAAAACAAAACCGAAAACAGCATGCCGAATGTCAAGAATATCAAGAAGTATTTGCCGAAGTTGCTTAAATCGGTAATCGGATTCGATAAAATCAAAGATGTGGTTAAAGATTCGAGCGGCAAGACTGTTCAGGTCAACACATCGAGCAGCACGTTTAATTATCCGAATTCATTCTATACAGGATATAACGACAAGGGTGAAGCTGTCGCCGTCTTGAAACAAGGTACGGACTGCGACAAGAAGCCTTTTACTTATGTTCAATGGGATGACCCTGCCGGCAAACATCATTTCAGTATCGGGGCGGTCGGGTATGATTTGACAATACGTCCTAACATTCCCGAACCAGTCTTGAGCGATTTCAAAGAAGACTTTGCTGTCGAAGTTCATAACAATGACCGTAAGCAGACCCCGGATGTCAAGGTTCGTGATTTCAAGGGACGACTCGTCTTTAGCCAGACCGAAAAGGGTGACTATACCACTTATACGTATTTGCGGAATACTAAAGCGGTCACGGACTATTCGAAAACCGAATATAATACTAAGTTGAATAAAGAAAGCAGTGGCATCAAGGAATATTATGCGACGCAGACTGTGGTTCATTACGAATACAAGGCGACCGATCCTTACTATTGCAGTAACATCATCCCGAAGTATGCTTGCGAAACGGAAAACGGTGTTCTCGTCAAGGAATTTTTCATTGAAGAAGATGCAGTCGGCGGGTTTGTGCATGTTATCGACTACAAGAATAATGAAGAATGGTGGACTGAACGTGACTATCACTACAAATATCCGGAACAGGGTTGTGCACATCCGTCACATTTGTATATGGAAGGCGCACAGAAGTTCAAGAGCCGCGAAGAATACGATCTCTATCGAGGTAAAAAAATTGACGATATGAAAGTAAAGGAAAAGGCACGAGAAATGATGATGGCCCATCCCATGAGAATGTGCGGCCCTTGGTTCGGTTAAGCATATCTGAAGAAAAATAATTAAGACTAGAAGCTTACAACTTCTGGTCTTTTTTCTATATTAAGAATATAAACAAGAGGTAACAAACAAATGATTAACAATGAAACTATCGCTAAGGTCAATGAACAGTTCAACGATGCACTCCGTATGACAAAGGAAATGAATCACGTTTGTAAAAATGCGGACAACGTGATGTGTACAATGAACACTATTCGCCGTAAATTCGAAGAATATTGTAACATCTATGATGAACTTACTTCGAAGCATGCAAAGAACTGCACAAGACTCATCGAAACGCAGGCTAGCCTTGCAAAGTTCATTGAAGGACCGGCTGAAGACCGTATTAAGGCCCTTGCAGAAGAATACAATTCGACTTCCGGCCCGAAGTATTCGCTTCTGTATGCATCGAACTATGTGGACCTTAAAAACGAACAGACTGAACTCGAAAAAGAAATCGTCAAGTACGAAACTGCGGCGAATGCCAAAGTAATGCTCATTGATAGCTGTCACTACGCTATCAAGAACTTGTATGTGAAGTTCCAGAACTCTATGGCCGAAGCCATCCGACAGAAAGAAGCAGTACAGAAGGAACAGGCAAAGAAGCGTATCACGGTGTTTATCGACAACAGCTGGCCGATGAGTCCTCGTCAAATCCAGCAGGCAATCGATACTCTCACCGCATTCGTAAAGGTTCAGGGTGAAGGTGATGGCCCTATCGAAAAGGGAATCGAAGGACTCAAAGCTTTGAAGAAAGGCGTCGAATAAGACATCATGGACAATACCAAATGTGTCCAGGACGGTATGTACTTCAAACTGAAGGTTGTCGAATAAAAAATTCTAATCTTTCTTTGCTTACGATATAGGATTAAATTCCTATATTATAAGCATACAAGAGAGGTTAACAATGAAAACAATTCTATTCCACGCACTTGACCAGTTTGAAATGCAGGGCATCGCCAAGATGATTAAAGATCTCAACGGCGAACTGTTCAAGATTTGCTGGTACGAAGAAGAAAGAGTAATCCGTCTTGACGAATTCGACCATGCTTTCGTGGTAAGGACCGAAGATAACGAGGTGATTATGGCTATCCCGCGAGGACCTGACAATCTCGTTAACCGTCCGATTACTGACTTGTTCAAGCCTGACGTTACGCTTGGATGGCTGTATGCGGTCTGTTCTCTGCCGTGCATTTTTCTTAAGGGTTTTGACAAAACAAAGGAAAGAGGTTAAATGAAGGCGAAACTGAATTAAAATTCTTTACTAATTTCATTTACCAAACCAACAAAAATTTCTAAATTATAAATGTAACAATTAACAAAGAGGTACAAAACATGATTAAATTCATCGGAACAATTCTTTTTATCATCTTGCTCGCCATCGGAGGTTACGCGGTCTATCGCGGGCTCACTGGTGACAACGACAATGCTGACAAGGTTGCGTCGAAGGCGAGCGAACTGGTCTCTTCCGTGGCCGACACGTTCTCTGACGGAGCCAAGGACATTGCCAACGATGCCAAGAGCCTAGGGGCTGAAGCGACAGATTCAGTAAAGTCAGCGGTACTAAGGGCTGGTGATTCAGTTAAGTCCGCGACACTACGAACAGTCGATTCTGTTAAGGATGGTACATCAAGGGCAGTCGATTCAGCTAAGTCTGGTGTTGCGTCAAGGATTGGTGACATAAGGGAAGCGAATAAGAAGAAATTTAACGAAGCCAAGAATGCCGCAAAAGACAAGATTGATTCGCTAAGGAAATGACGATGGATGGACGCACGGCAGAACGAACCGTGCAGGAAAGACGAGAGTAAAATCTCGTCTTTTTCTTATTTAAAATTACTTCTAAATTTTCTATATTATAATCATGAGCGTAATTCTTAAAATCGAATGGTTAAATCGTTATACGAATAACTGCGGGCCGACAGGTTCCGTACAGGGTTCGTTCCAGGCCGGATTAAAGTTTATCAAGGCGGAAATGGAATGGTTTGGCGTAGATATAAAAGAAATGACAAAACCCGACGATTACTCAAGTTATGTTGCAAGACATGTTAGGTTCGCGGAACCGGCTGTAATGACCGGACCTCCACACCAAGAAAGCGGTGAATATGACCAAAGGCTCACCATATTCGACCACATGACCGGTGAAGTATTCTATAAGGCTGAGATGCTGGCAAGAAACTATAAACCCGGTTCCAATGAACCGTTTGAACTGTACAGAGAAGTAATCTATAACATAATGAAATATAAGGCGGTCATACCTATTGTTGAAAACCTGTAATAAAATTTTAAAATCTTTTTGTTGACACAACATCTGAATTTTTCTATATTTAAACATGTGGTTGAATGGTTCAACTACTTAAAATAACTGAGGTTAATATGAATTCTCGTGAAGTTCTCCAGACTTATGCTCCGATGTACAAGGATCTCTCCGATGCCGCACTCTTCCACAAGCTGAGCGACATTGCATACCGTCAGATTGGACACGGAATGAGTCACGAATACTGGAAGAAGACCTGGGGAGCCAAGGGCTATATCAAGCCGAACAACATCCGCGAACATATCGAAAACGCGATCGCCGAAGACAAGAACTATAGCGATGCCGCAATGGCTGCTGGTCTCAAGCGTTATCGTAACCGACAGGCCCAGGAACTTGTTCTCGGGTAGTTCGTAAATAAAAAATCCAGATTAAATGGTTTACATTTGGTCTGGATTTTTCTATATTATGAATATACAAGAGAGGTTAATATGAGTCTTCAAGAAAAGCTTAAGAACTATGCAAACGACATTATCGCCTATTCGAAGATGAGACGAGATCGCCAGTCCAACGTCATCATGCTCAATAACCTGTACAACAGACTGTGTGCCAACTGGGGAAACGTTATCCCTGACTTGATGATTAACAAGATGCTTGACAACAAGGCGGATGGCGAAGACGTTCTCAATGCGTTGATTGTGAGGGAAAATAACCAGGCGATTGAAATGAGTGTCGAACTCTTCACCAAAATCTACGAGAACAACGGTGAACAAGCGTTTAAGTGTGTCCTCTGTGTTACCGAAGGATAAAATCTAACTAATTCCATTTACAAAACATTTGGAATTAGCTATATTTAAATCAAACAAGAGGTTAACATGGTAAATAAACGTTGTGTACGAATCTTCTTCATTCCCGACCCGCATCAGCGCGTTCCCGACGACATTTACAACTATTTGGAAGACAATAAGATTGTCTGGCCGGATAATGGCCTTCCGTATATCCAATCTGAATCCGGAAACTCAAGACTTTACTTCAAGAGTAGCGAGGCTATCCGTTACGGGTTCGCGAAGAACAGTGAAGATGCGGAAAAGAACATTTTCTATGCGAAGGGTTTTCTCAATACCGATGAAGGAATCATCGAATTCTGTCATCTCTTCGACAAGGAAAAGTACGCCGACAAGCTTGATAAGACTTTGGAGGTTTTGCCTACTGTAAATCCGTGAATAATTTCCCAGTCTTTTTCACTTACAAAAAGTTCGGAATTAACTATATTTGAAATATACAAGAGAGGTTACAATGTTTATTTCTTTCGTGAATTCCAAGACTGGTGAAGAACTGTTTGACAAGGCACAGAGTTTGCATCTCGGTAGCGATGAACCGAATGGATATTCTTTGCAAGTGCGGACGACAGATTTCGAAGTTTCGCTGTATGATACATGCAGTTGGGACATAATCGAACTTTGGCAATCGGATGAATGCTTTACCTACAAGTTTAACGAAACAACGAAGAAGTATGAAGGGCCTTGCCTGAAGTATATCAAAAGCGTGTTTTCGTCGAATCCGATTAAACCCACAATCGAATCTTATACGAGACCGGAGCTCGCACATATCATGAAGTGGCTTATTGCATAAGACAATGTTAACCTCCTGTAAGACTGGGAATAATTTCCCAGTCTTTTTCATTTACAAAAGATTCAGAAGTTTCTATATTATAATCAAACAAGAGAGGTTAATATGCACGTTATTTACAAAAACAAGAACAGTGAACGCGAAGTGGCTCGTCTCAAGGGCATTGCGTTTGAACATGGTGAATGCTCCGTTTATCTTTCTTCGGGCAATATCCTAAAGTTTGGTGTACTTTCTACGTTCACGGAAGTGACGTTTATTTGCCGTGATGTGTTCTATAACGGTGACCCTTGTAAGCACGTTTGCGAATTGAAATATGTTCCAAAAGCAGTTCCGGGCGGTGGAGTAAGAGCCTTTGGCCCAGATACTTCGATTTGTGACCCGACGACAAGCAGTCGCCTCGGAAACAATGAACTGACCTGGCAACGTTTCTATGAGGTAATCGAATATTATTACCTGAGGGAACTTGAAGGAAATCTTTAATGGTTTTCTTCTTTACAAAAAGTTCAGAAGTTTCTATATTATAATCAAACAAGAGAGGTTAATAAATGTTTTTGAAAATGAATCGAGAAACCCTGTTCACTCTGGTACGTGCATTTTTTCCTGAAGCAAAGATTACTCGCGTCCTGCATCCTGAATATGGAGATGGCGGTGACATTTGTTTGAGAACCGACCGAACGATTGCATTTGATGAATTTGAAGACGGTCAGTGTGAGGTTCGTGTCTGTACGCTTGACGAAAACAAAGATGTCATTGCTACACAGGATTTCGCCACTGAAGAAGAACTTGCGAACTACCTCAAGCAGAAGAAATTTGAATGGTCCAAATACGGCTATGACTGGGATGTTCTCTCGGCAAAGATTTCTAACCTGCAGGCACAGGGTATGACCATGGACCAGATTGCAGAAAAGGCAATCAAGGAAGGTAAGCTCTAATGGATATTAAAAAGCTCAAGAAACTAATGAAGAAGATGCCCAGCGAAACCATGCTTAAGGGTAAGAAACATAATCCACCGAAAGGCTGGCCGACTCTCGAAGAAGTCCAGGCCAGGGCAAAGAAACGAGATGACATTCTCTTCGCACTTTGCAACGAAAAGGGAATCACTGTTGTTCACCATAAGTTGACGAAGGAATACGATTGCGGTGACATCAAGGGCTTGCCGGAATTTAAGTAACCAAGGGGAGGAGACAAATGATTGCATTGATTCCAGTATTCGCGTTCATCACGTCTGTTGCTACGGCCATTATCACGCAGTAAAGACGAAAGAAAAATCCAGATAATAACTATTTACTAATTGTCTGGATTTTTCTATATTATAATCAAACAAGAGAGGTTAATATGTCTTTTATCAACGAAATCCGTAACATTCAGGCTGAAACTATCGTCAAGCACGAAGAAGAAATGCGTCGTGACCGCGATATTGTTCTTAAGGTCGTTCACATCATCAAGGACAGGATTAAGGCCAAGGTGTCCAACTATCTGTATGCAAAAGATGAAACGTCCGAAGAAGTCAAGTTTATTATAACGGATATGTTGAACATGGACAAATATAAGTTTTCCTACACTGTTGATAAGAAGGTAGAAGATATTGAATTAACCCAGCCGGAATACCGTTCCGTCGTCGACATCTTCCTTAAAGAAGGTTTCAAGGTAAGTCAACGTGACAGTCATGAAGAATATTATCGTGATGGCCAGTGTCCAGGATTCGGTCACAGTGTTCGCCCTATAAGAAAGCTTATTCTGGAATGGTAATCCCGAGAATAATTTCCAATCAAAATCAACTTACAAAACAAACAAAAGTTTCTATCTTTAGAATATCAACAAGAGGTTAACAATGGCTCAACGTAATTGCTTTGACTGGCCGACGATTCAACGGAATAACAAGGAAGCGCTGGAAAAAATCCGTCCGTATGTCGGCGATAAACTGACGGAGAAGTTCAAGGAGATCCTGGCCGAACCGTCTGACTTTGACGTCTTGGAACCATGTGAAGATGATTCCGCCCAACATCAAAAGACGAACTTCATTCCTCCGACCTGGGCGAGCGAAATGAACAAGGACAAACCGGCCGTGATGTTCTTGGACGAATACAGAATCGAAAACGGAAAGGAATGGCATAACGGGAAGTAACTATGTTTATCTACGGAATTCTAAGAAATAAGCTCCGTATCTCGGAGGAAAAGGCAAACGAACTGGCCAAGATTCTGCACGACGAGGTGGAAAAGGAAAAGGAAAAGGACAAGGTCCGCCAGGAATACATCAAGAAGATGGAAGAACAGGCCGCAAGCTATGAAAAGACCATCGAAGACATGAAGAACGAATCCCTTGACTCTATGGTTAAAAGGATCGCTGCCGAAACGGTTGAAAAGTCCATCAGGGAAAACCTTACGCTCGAAATCCATGCCTGGGGTGGAGCAGATGTCAACGGGCATTTGGAATGGAACGGAAAGGAATTCTAAGTTTAGTTAACCTCGAGAGGCCTGCGGGAAATCCAGCGGGTCTTTTTCTTTTATATACTCATTAAAAACTCTTTATTATTCGTCCATATTTGAGTTATACGGGCTTTATTTAATAAAAGAGTATAAGTTATAAGCCATTTAAATAAGAGTCTTTAAATGATGTTTATATCGGCTGTGCAATAGATTAAATTTTCTACTCATTTTCTATTGACAACTTCTAGTTTTATTTCTATATTATGAACATAAACAAGAGGTTAACGAATGTCTGAACTTGAACGTGCGATTAGAAGCTACTGGCCAACGATGAGTCCTAGCGAAAGAATGTTCGCAATGATGGATTTGAGCGAAGAATTTAAAATTCCATCTATAACTGTTGACGAATGGCTTGAATGGATTGGCAAACCCAGGGTCAATCTTCGTCAGATTCCGACAGAACAGGTCCCGCCGAAGTGGTACCTGGAAATGAACAAACCTGGTTTTCACTGTGCACTTTTGGAGAATTAACATGATTATTCGTAACAAGAAAACAAACCAATATGTAGCAGGGATGCAACTCCTTCCTGGAAATAAGCTTTCGCTACTTTGGACTGACGATCCTCACAAGGCAGAACATATGGTGCCGTTCCAGAACGACTGGGAAAAGGGTTTCAAATCTTTCCAGAAGGCCATGAAGCTTGAACTTGAAATCGTGGAAGACTGAAAATAAAAATCTAAATAAAACCTCTTTACAAAAACCTTAGAATTAACTATATTATAGACATACAAGAGAGGTTAACATGAATGCATCTGAACTTACTAATCCGGCTATCGTGAAAGTGTCCAAGTCCGACGGAAACTATTTCTGGTACGGAAAGGAAAAGTTTAAGTTCACCGGCTGTTTTTCCACGACCGATTCGCAAATACAACATATCGCATCGGGAGTAGAATCCTACATCAAGCGTGATTCTGACGTGTACAAGGAAATTCACCGCCAGTGGGAAGTAAACCTTGAAGAAAAGAAGGCGAAAGATAAGGCGAAGCGTGAAGCCAAGAAGAAGGTTCTCCTCGAGCTCGCGAAAGATTCGACGATGACTGCACTTGAATGGAGGATTAAGCTCCTCAAGGAACATGGCCTGTTGCTCAAGTCCAGACCGTACGGGCACGATTACGAAGTATTCCAGTGCAACGTGGGTTGGAATGATTCGTTCCTGGTTACTAAGGCGGACGGTTCGCAGAACCTCGACGTAAAGACTATTAAGAAGTTCTGCTGTGTGGACAAGATTACCAATGCTGACCCTTACAGCAGGTTCAACGACATAACCATCAAAGAAGTCCTGGAAAAGGTCGCTCGAATCCAACGCAAGGAAATGGAAAAGAATAAGGCTGAAATAATTAATGCCATCGATACTCTTGCCGGCTAATCTGTAAAGAAAACTCTAAATTAAATAGTTTACAAAAAGTTTAGAGTTTTCTATATTATGAATATCAACAAGAGGTTAAACATGAAAGTTTCTGTAGATTTGGATTTGGACATTAAGATTACCGGTGTCAGCCAGGATGTGGCCGAGTACGCCAAGGACAGGTTTGACAACTTCTACGATGCCAACGGACTTCTGTTCCTGGACATGGAAGAAGAGGACGGTGATTTCAACATTTTGACGAACTGGAGCGCCGGTTATTCCCTCCCGACTCCGAACACGTTGAAGGAACAGTTCGAACGCTGGATTGGAGAGAAGGCCAAGGCCAGTGTCGGCGATACGATTCAGATTCTGGACTTCGCCCGTGACAATGGCAGTGAACTTCCCCAGTCCGAACAGAAGCTTATCGGTAAAACCGGTGTAGTGACTGACATCGGCGGTATGGGCGAGCTTCACGGTACTTGGGGTGGACTCGCTATCCTTACCGACGACAAGTACAAAGTCATTGCATTCGCGGAGTAAAAATTCTAATCTTTTCTTGTTTACGACTATGATGTAATTTACTATATTATAGTCATACAAGAGAGGTTAACTATGTGTAAGAAAGCAACATTCGGTCAAATCGCAGCATCCTTGATGAACGCACGGGCGGAGCATCCCGAGCTTCGAGACATGGAGCTGGCTGTCGAAATCCGCGAAGGGAAGGAATACAGGAACATTACCGGTATCGAATCGTTCTTCCGTTGCCACGTGGACACGAGCAAGAACAAGGTTGACAAGATGACTACGGCCATGGCGTTCAAGCTCGACTGGGACAACTAGTCCGAAAATAAAAACCGGACTAAATATGTTTACGATTTAATCCGGTTTTACTATCTTTTAATCATAACGAAGAGGTTAACAATATGAGAAAAAGAACTTACATCCTGTACGTGCGTAACAATAACGGCCTGAACCAGGTAGGTACGGCTGGCGAAGAAGAATACGAAAGCCTTGACAAGAAATGTGCCGATATGCGTAAGAACGGTGAAAATGCATTCATTTGGGAGATTTAACTTGAGAAAAGATGTATATTATACTGAAGAGAGCTGGGAAGAGTTAAGAAAGAAATGGGACGAGCTTCAGCGTCGGAATAAATAAAATATGGAGATGGGGCCGGAAGAATTCAAAGATTTCATGGATGCGCAAAAGGACGCAATAGAAGTTGCCAAGTGGTTATGGGGCGAGAAAATCGGCCGAGACCCTGGCGACGAGTTCGTCATCAAGTGGATTAAGGAAAACGCAGAAGATTTCAGAAAGAACTGGCCCACTTATTACGAAGAGTGGAAGAAAAAGAAACAGAGTTTGCATTAACCTCCTGGAAAGCCCGCGGGAAAAATTCCTGCGGGTTTTTTATTTACAAAACCTTCGGAATTAATTATATTATAGTCATGAGCGTAATTCTTGAAATTCAATATTTGGAAAGATATAATACTGACCGTGTGAAAAAGGGACAGATTCATTACGCAGATCCTATTTCGTTAAAAGAAGTAACGGGTTCTTCAATAGAATGGTTTGGACTGGACATTAAATGGGAAAACAGTTTTGGCGATATTCAGCATATTGAGTTCTGCGAGCCCTGTGCATCATTAAAGTATGACCAACGGCTTATTATCTACAACGACAAGACAAATGAAGAATTCTATAGAGTCGAACAAATCCAGGAAGAAAACAGAAAATACAAAGACCCGGAGCGATGCCAGCGGGCGTTTGCTATTTGTCGTGATGCCCTTTGGAACATAGAAAAATACAAGACGATAATCGCTATTGAAGAAAACCTGTAGAAAAATTCTAATCTTTTTCTATTGACAAAAAGCTCAGAAGTTTCTATATTATGAATATACAAGAGAGGTTAATATGGAAGCTGAAGAAATTAAATCTATCGTGAAGGACCACCTTGTCAGCAAGGGATGTTCGGTTGAGCTCGCGGACGAGTACCTGGCGAGCTATGCAGAGACAATCTATGAAGATTTCGAGAATGGCGAATCCTGCGAAGAAATAGCCCAGACCATTCTCGACAATGAAAACCTGTAGAAAAATTCTAATCTTTTTCTATTGACAAAAAGCTTGGAAGTTTCTATATTATAATCATCAACAAGAGGTTAACAATGAAAAAGATTTATAAGATTACTGGTTGCACCACCGACGTTCATGAAGATTCTTACAAGGACGGAGAAGGTGCTTTCTGCAACAACTGGAGCATTCGCGAGACTAACGCTCCGCTCGAACTCAAGGAATATCCTTCGCTGAAGGAACTGTTGGCGGAAGTCGGCGAAAAGTACCTTATTCTTCCGTACAAGCAGAAGGCCGAAGAAATCGAGAAGTATTGGTTCCATTTCGAAGACCCGGACTTGAAGGATGAACTTCGTTTCGATAACGACTGCATGGTGGACGTGAATAACGAACGAATCGACGACAATGACCTCGCCAAGTGGAAGAAAGGGAAGATGAAGCTTTATAACGCTCACACTGTGCTCTACGTGAAGGCGTTCCTCGTCGAAGACGTCAAGCTCGAGGATATGGAAAAGGACGCAAACGACTTGAAGATTGAATATTGTTAACCTGAAGAAAAATACCGGAACAAATCTATGGACAAGTTCCGGTATTTTTTCTATATTATGAATATACAAGAGAGGTTAACATGACTGCATTAGTAATTATTATCGGTTCTGTCGCTGTAACGGCTGTTGTCACTAATCCCAAGATGTATGACCTCTTTGACAAGGCTAAGTCGAAGGAAAAAAACTAAATCTTTTGGCTTACGACTTCTAAAAATCTTTCTATATTATAATCATCAACAAGAGGTTAACACAATGGATAAAATCAAGGCTGTACGCTTCCACAACGAACTCGACGCACTCATCAAGAAATTTGCCCAGGAACACGGAATGGATGTTCATTCGGGAAGATGCTCGTTCACTTCCACGGGACTGTCCTATAACATCTCGCTCTACGAAACCGACGGAGACGGTAACGAAGCGATGAGCGAATACGCTTGGAACCAGATGATGAGCAGGGCCAATCGTTTCGGTCTCGGGTTTGACCCTCGTGGCCATAAGTTCTACACGAACACCGCCCGCCCGAAGCCGTTGCAAATCATGGGTTATGACCCGTACAAGAAGTATTGCTGGTCCTGCAAGGATCCGGTTACGGGAAGTGAATTCACTTGCAACTCGGATTATATCGACTGGAACCGTCACATCGGCTAGTCCGAAAGAAAAAGTCCGGACTAAAATGTTTACAAAGTTCGGACTTTTTTCTATATTATAATCAACAACAAGAGGTTAACACATGAAACACGAAGTCATTGCTTATCAACTCATCCGCGTCGAATCTGGTGATTGCTGTACCAAAGCAACAACCGATTTAATCGCTGTAAAACAGAATCCACAAGAACTCGCTGAAATCCTCCGTAAGGATTATAACAGTACGTTGGTCGGTGATCATCAGGAACCGAACATCAGAAAAGGAAAGAAAATTGAAATCAAGGACGGAAATCTTTGGGTAAAGACTTCTGAATCGGGTGATTTGGTCTATACCTGGCAAGTAATAAGACTTAAATTGAACATTGAAGTGACGTTCCCGTTGGATCACAGACACGAAGACGGTGTTGAACTTGCGCTTGTCTGAGTAAAAAATTTAGAAAAGATTTTATGTACAAAACTTAAAATCTTTTCTATATTATAATTATCAACAAGAGGTTAAACATGGTAATCAGAATTAACACTATCGAACACGATGTAGTCAAGATTCATCCGGCCCGTACCAATTCCAAGGGCGAAACGGTCTTTAACGTAACCTACAAGAACAAATACACCGGAAAAGAATTCCGTAAGCAGGTCATGCCCGGCGATACGATCGCGGCCGGAAATATGCCTGCGATGTGCGGACATACGAAAGAAGAAATGAACGTTATCCGTGAGACCCTCCAGGAAAAACTTCTCGGTCCCGAATACATAAAGCTAAAGCGTAAGGACGGTGAGAAAATCTATACTGAAAAATAATATCAACCGGTTTGTCTGAGACAAAAATTAGAATATAACCGGTTGACAAAATCCTCCGGTTTTTCTATATTATAAATATCAACAACAAGAGGTTAATATGAGTCGTTCCTATCGCAAAGTTTTCAAATGCCCGTGTGATTGTGTTTCTCGCGAATCGATGAAGAAATGGAAGCATAACACCAAGCAACAGCGTCGTGCACGTGAAAAGGCCCAGATGAACGGCATCATCCAGGACGAAGAAGGTTTCGACGAAGAAACGTGCACACCTATCAAGTACCAGAAGGTGAAGGACATGAACGACTGGGCCGGTCCTCATGATGGATGGAATCGTATCGGTCCCAAGTCCGCGGAAAAGAACATCGAGGAATGGAAGAATCTCCCTGAACACCTCAAGGACATGGAACCGTCTCCGGCACAGATGGAAAAGATTGAAAAGACTCGCTACCAGTATTTTCGCAAGTAATTACTGTTAACTCCCTGATGATGAGAGACCGCTGGCAAATGGCTGGCGGTCTTTCTCTTTTATATCCTTAAATAACGCTCCATATTTGAGCCATAATCTTCTCTTTATATAAGAGTAATATAATTTATCGCCCATTATAATTGAGTCTTTAAAATGAGTTTCTTACACAAGTGCAGTCAAGAAAATATTTTAACTTTTGGTATTTACAAAAAGTAAAGAACTTTCTATATTATGAACATAAACAAGAGGTTAACAACATGAATAAAGATTTCAGATATTTTGAACGCCCACATTATCAAGCTCCGGTTGAAGAACCGAAGCAACAGTTTTCTGCCCCGATGCTCATCGTCAAGAACAATGAACTTGTCGTGGAACAGAAGGTTTAAATGGTCATTATCCACGGGACAAAGATAACCAACATTGTCATTTTGGTAACCAAGATGACAAAGGTTCTCGTACAGCGTGATAGAAAGTATGATCATGACCGTCACTGTATGGTCTATACAGACAGTCTTCAACTGGTTATCCATTACCGTGACGACAAAAAGCTTAAAGGAAATCGTCACGAATGGAGCAAAGTTCTTTACGAATGGAGCAACGACGATGACAGATGGAAGTTATATGCTTTAGCTCCGGGTGACGTTATCCAGCATAACGGGACGAGGATTACTATCCCCGACATTTCCAAGCTGTAGCGTGACGACCAAAAGGAATTCGCTTGCAAGAAACTGACCAACGACCTGATGACCCTGGTAACTCTGGAGAAAAATCTTTCTTAAAAGTCCTTTACGAATTCTTCGCGAATAACTATATTTGAAATATCAACAAGAGGTTAATAACAATGTTTTTAAATTTCCTTTCAAAAGAAGCTCGCGAAGCACTGCGAGATGCTAACGGCCTTAAGCTTCCTGAACCGGTTGTAACCGGGGTAACTCATCAGACTTTCATCCAGAACATGATTCGTAACGGGAGGAAGCGTTAATGTTCCACATGGAGACCGTTACCAAGCCGATGACGAAGAAAGAACTTCGTGAACTGAATTACGATGCGACAGAATGCTTGTATCTTTTGCTGTGGCGTCTTTTCGACGATCAGAAGGTACAAACTGAACTGGCCGACGAATATGCTCGTTTCGTGAAAGAAAACAACCGTATTTCCAGGCATCTGTCCGACATCATGCAGCGTGATACAAGACGCAGGGATAAGTGGTTCTGGCCGGTAAGACAAAACCCGAATACGACCAAAGAAGAAAGAATGCTCGCCTTTACCAAGTGTATCAAGGCTTTTCATTACGAGATGAAACGTTATGAAGCCGTGCTCGCGAAGCATTTCGACAAGATTCTCAAATACTGCGAAGAAAACAAAATCGACTTGAACCAGTACAAGAACCCGCCTTACTGGCGTAACTGGAAGGAGAAAGACTAATGTTTTCCGAACAGAACATAACTAAGGCGATGAGTCAGAAAGAACTTATGGCCTTCGTAAGAGACATGTTTGAACATGACCTTCTACTTGACCTCCTGTGTGTCATCAAGAACGAAGACATCAAAACCAAATTTCCTGAAGAACACAAACGCCTCGAATCCGAATGGGAAAAAATCCATCACGTGGAGATGTATATCAGCGAGGTGTGTGCACGTGTCATGGAAAAATGGTTCTGGCCTGTATATTGGAACAGTTCCAAGACCAAAGAGGACAAGCTTCTGGCATATACCAAGATGATTATGTTCAGAAAGAACCGGATGAATCGTTTGAACAAGGTTCTTTACCACCGTTATAAGAATATAGTCGATTATGGCAGGGCAACTGGCCTGTTTGCCTCCAGGTGTTAACCTCATGAGGGGACCAGAGGCGGGCTCGGTTAGTTCCGTCTCTGGTCGCTTGAATTTAAAATTCTTATCTTTTACCGTTTACAATATCTTTAGAATTTTCTATATTGATAATATCAAGAGGTTAACAATGAAAACAAAAAGATTTTCCACATTCGATGTCATCTTAATCACTGCATTCCTGTTCTTCCTGTACATTACCGGTCTTTGGAAGATTGTCGCCTTAATCGTGTTCATTCTTTTTGTCTGCTGGATGATGTCGTAATGATTACAGTACAGATTAAAGTCAAGTGGTATGATTATTGGACCAAGAAATATGGTCCGAAACAGCAACACTATTCTTCCATCGTGGGCGAAAACACAAAGCTTGATACAGATGAATATGAATCCGATGGCGTATTTTGTTTGAAGGTATCTGCAGACTGGAAGGTCCAGCCAAAGGAATGGTTTAAAAACTCCGGCGGTAATAATGGCATCTATAGCGGTGCTAACTGCAGACAGTATCTTCAGTTCTGGGATGGAAAAAAGCTGTTGAAGGAATTCGAATGGAAAGAAAGGCCCGGCAAGGAAGGCTTACTGGCCCAGAAGGTTCATATCGAGAACTGGATTAAGCAGTGCATCGAGCTCAGTAAGGTGGACATATTGAAATAAAATTTATTTCTTTTCCACTTTACAACTTCCAAATAATTTCCTATATTATAAGCATCAACAAGAGAGGTTATTATGGCAAAGATTGATTTGACAAAGTATGAACGACAGATTGACCAGCTGGTTGATGAAGCTATTGACTGCGTAACGACGAATGCTCTCGGAATTAAGGGTGATATAGAAGATTCTCAAATTAAAGACTACAACGAGGTTTATCAACAGATTCAAGACTATCTGGCCGAGAAGTGGCACAAGGCTAAGGTCGAACGTGAAATGAAGATTAAGCTGGCCAAGGTCGAGCAGGATGTGAAAGAAAATCTCAAGACCCGTGCAGAAGATGGTATCGTTTCGTTCCGTTCGACTGAAGAAGCTCTTAAGGCTGAAAAGCTTTTGAAAGATAAAGGCTATGAAACCAAGATGTATTGGGACCGTGGCTGGGAAAATGTCGAATACTGGATTAACTGGAAGACAGGAAAGTTGAACAAATAAAATTCTTCTTTTCCACTTTACAACTTCCAAATAATTTCCTATATTATAAGCATCAACAAGAGGTTAACAACATGAAAACTTTCAACATCATCGCCAAAATCAAGAATATCTTCGCAAAGAAAGACTATACCGCTCTTCAGGTCGAAAACTTCGAAGAACACGGGTATGACCTGAAACTCTTGCGAGAAGGAAAGACTGTCTGGAAGGGCCAGCTCTGCAATACACGAGTCTGTTACGATTGTCATCTGGCTAAAAAGGCCATTGGGTTCTCTGACCGTCGCCAACCGAACATCAATACGAACTTTACCATGTTCTGGTGTGGAACCCCGGGTGCCGCGACCGATACGATTGTTATCGGTAACTGGAGTCTTAACCTCGGAAGCTATCCGAAGGATAAGGTCGTGGAAATTCTTCGCAAGCACATCCCGGCGGACAACTTCTTCTCCGAACACGACAACGATTCTATCGAACGAGCTTTCAAAGTATAACGTTAACCTCGAGACCTTCGGGTTGGTCTAGGCTGGCCCGAAGGTTTTTTCTCTTCTTTTTATGTTGACATCTTCTGGATATTTTTCTATATTATGAATATCATCAAGAGGTTAACATATGAAAAACAATCAAATCAACATTTTCGAACTCATCTCCAGAATCAACGACGATTACGGTAATATCGTTTATATCGCTCGTAGTTTCCCTTCTGTCGACGTGAAGATCGTTGACGACAAGGACAACACCAAGGTCGTTATCAGGTCTTATGACTCTAACAACAGTGAATCTCCGGTTGGTAACTTGACTATTACATGGAACGACAAAGAATCTCGTCCTAAATATCATCTGGTCGGTTACACGGAACAGACTTCGGACGGTGAAACAACCAAGTACGACGATTTGGACTGGAAAGACGTTGACTTGTACACTGTTATCGGTCAGGTCATATCTGTTCTTTCTCCGGGTGACGAACCGAATGGTGACGATGATCCGGAAAACTGGGAATCTGGTATGAACCCGGATGAATACCTCCAGGATTGTGTAAACAATCGTACCGGAATCTACAAGGGAATCAACTCCAAGACTGTTCTCTCGACCCCGTGGAACTAAAGAAAAGAACCGGGGAAACCCGGTTTATTTTTCTCTTCTTTTTATGTTTACATCTTCTGGATATTTTTCTATATTATGAATATCAACAAGAGGTTAACATATGAACGAAATTAAACTTGACTGTCATTCCATGGAAAACCAGATTCTTTCGCTTCAGGAAGAGATGAATCGTTTAAAACACAAGGGCGAGGTGGTTATCGCCATTCCCGAAATCAACGAGATGAATCCGCTTGTATTCCTGGACATGGCCGACATCGAGAAGCGGGGTAGACATTGGTCGGTAACTTTACAGTTCGATAAGTGCTATGCACGAATCGTCGACAACTGCCGAATCCTGTTCGTACACTTCGATGATTACTACATGGGCGGACGTAGAGAAGAACTCGTACCGTACCACAGCGACGAAGAACTTGTCGAAGAGTTCAAGAAGCATGTCGAATTCCTCAAGTAAGGGGGTTTACAGATTGGGCACATTTTTCTATATTTGTGCCCGTCTGAAATAAAATTCCTAAATAATCTTCTTTACAAGATTTGCGGAATTTTCTATATTATGAACATAACAAAAAGGAATTAACAAATGAAAAAAATCATCATCTTCGCTCTTCTCATCGTTTCTATCGCTTTCGCTTCTGAAACCGACAAGGGAATCGTAAACGTTACCAAGAACAAGTACGGGACTGAAATGTCCTTCTGGCCGAATACGAGCCTCGAAGGTATCGGCCATGTCTATTCCATCGTGTTGAACGATTGCGAAGGTTTCAAGTCGGTGGAAATCAAGTTCATGGACGGAACCGTCCAGTATTACTCTTTCGACGAGGAAAAGATGCCTTCTGTTACAACCAAGTCCGAAGACAGGGTTCTTTCCTGGGAATCTCTTACCTTGCCGAAGTTTATGAAGGAATGGAATCGTTACCTGTCATTCTTCAAGAACGTGTAAGTTTAGCTTAACCTCGATGATGGACCGCTGGGCATGGGCGCCTGGCGGTCTTTTTCATTTTATACTCATATATTTTCTATCTTATATTCACTCCATATTTGAGTTGTGGAGAGAGTTTTATAATAGAGTAAGATGTTTATACTCGTTATAAAAAGAGTCTTTAAAATGATTTTCTTTCGTGAGTCCATACAAGAAAAATTCTTATATTTTCTAGTTGACAAAAACCAAATCTTTTTCTATATTATAAGTATCAACAAGAGAGGTTAACAATGTCAAGAGCACGTCATGCAGTCAAACGTTTCACGCCGGACTTCTGCTGTGAAGCACATATCATCGCATACAGCGGTTTGTTCGGAAAAGAAATCCATCAGACATTGACAGTCTACGGTGACTATGCCGACAACGAACGGGCGAAGAAGATGCTCAAGCTGAAGATGGAACGGAAGATAAAGAAAGAATATCCGGGCTTCCGCAGTTACGTTTCCTGCAAGTTCTACAAGCATATCAAGGGAATGTTCGGTTTCTGCTTCGGCGATAAAGAAGGCGTCGATTACGAGGAGATTTAATGATACCAGAATATATGATGACACGCGAAGAACGTTACCATTATCAAATGGAAATGGAAGAAAGAGAAAATTCTGAACGCATCAAAGATCTTTCTGTCGATTATTCATCTATCAAGGAAGAAATCAAGAAACTTAACGATGAATTTGACACACTCAAGACATATATCAGCGATGTTGTTTATTACCCCGCGGTAAACGTTCGCGATCCAAAGATCGAAATTAAACGCGAAGCACGTCAATGGGCTGCAGTTTTTACATTCGGTAATCGTAGAGCTTATATCTACACAACTGGCGTAGTCAAGTTTATCAACTCAAAAGGTAATGAAAAACGTGTTAAATTCAAAACCCGTGGTGAATTAAAGGATGCATTCATCAGAGAGTATAAATGAGTAAGTTCATCATCGTGAATCCCAAGACCGGGAAACCGGTCCAGATTAACGGCTATGTGAACAAGATCCGTAAGCTCGGGGAAGTAACCACCGACAAGAATGGCCAGCCCTGTCTGAACTTTATCCGCGTCTGTGACTGTTACGGCCCGAAAGGTTACATTTCCGGTGCTTATACTGTATTGGTCGAGGGCCAGACTAAAGGAATCAAGCCTGATACAGTAGAGAAGCTTAACCAGGTTCGCGAGCAGATCTGGAAAAAACTTATAGAAAAGAACGGCTTACAATCCCTGTAGGTTTTTCTATATTTTAATCAAGAGGTTAAAACATGAGCAGACAACGCAGTAATCAATCCGAATGGAAACGTGACTGTAACCGTTCCCAGCGCCGTTCCAACAAGCAAACGCTTACTTCTATGGACAAAGAGAACGATGACCCGAAAGTAATCAACCATTACAAGGAAACGAGACGGGGAGACATCTGGTGCTCGCCTAACGACGGATGGAACTGGCGCCGTGGCCGTGGACACGATAAGAAAAAGCCCTGGAGAGACTAATGAACAAGTTCGAAGCAAGAAACGTAGCAAGCGAAAACGGCTGGAATGAATGGGGAACCAATCCCAAGTTCTGTGTAAAAGTTCCAGAAGGTAATCTTCGCGTACATATTCAAATCGGGTATGAACTGAGCTTTGATAATTCGTCAGATGATGAAGTCAGTCTGGTGATGGAAATTCATAAGCCGAGCTCCGCCCATCCGCCTGTAGCCAGCCGCAGATGCTGTCTCCGGTACATGGATGAATCCTACTTCAAGAACTGGCTAGAATCCGAATCCAGAGAACTCCTCGAAATCGGCCAGAACCAGAGCAGAAAGGGAGAACTCCCGTAAGGTTTATTTCTAACCTTTCTTGTTTACGTTTACTGTATGGATTGCTATATTATAAACATAACAAGAGAGGTTAGCATGGACTTAAATATTCTTTCTATCGCACTGATGTTCGCAGCTGTCGTCTACGGTGTTCGTGTCGCGAACCAGGAATTTGACGAGGCCGAAAAGAACAGGACAAAATAGCGAAAAGCCTCCGTTGATTCTTATATATAAGGCAATGGAGGTTCATATGGATTATGAAGAAGCTTATAACCGCCTGTTAGAGAACGAGATCGCGACGTCCGAAGAAATAGAACTCGTTACAGAAATCAACGGAAAGAACATCGGTACGTTAACTGATATTCTCTTCGCGAGAACTGGCTCAAAGGACTTTAACGAAATCTAGTTCTTTTTCAGGCACGAGAGGCGAGGAGTAAAATCCTCGTCCTTTTCGTACCCAGAAGCTATAAATAACGCATGAAGAATCCAATCATTGTCAATCCCGACGCCAACCCAGAACTGGCCAGCTATCTGGCCGATATAGTAAAAGACTTTACCAGTTCTTTCCCCTGCACAAGAGATAACTGTGCACATATCAATCGCGAGCTTATGACCCAGCTCATAATGGAAGGAGAAACCCCCAAGCTGATTTATGGCCTGTACCGGGTAGATTCCTACCTCGGCTGGCTGGATGAGGACGATTTCACTGACGAGGAACTGGCCCAGATAGAAAAAGAATACGGTGGTAATAACCGCCACAGTCTGGAGGCATTCGTCCGCTCGCTACCAGAAAACGAACAGGAACAGTACCTGTATATTCCGCACTGGTTCTTACTCCTGGACGGTTTAATTCTGGACGCAGCTTCTGATATGTTCCAGCTTAAGGATAATATCAAAAACAGTCCGGACCGTTACTATAGCGAGACTATGGAGCCGATACTGGACTAGTTATAGTCATAGTAGTATTTTTTACCGATTTCTTTACTGAGCCCGTAATCGACAATTACGGGCTTATAATCTATCATCCCGTACTGTTCAGAGCCGAACTCACAAAGGTCGTCACAGTCGAGGTCCGTAGCTAACAGCCGGTGAAGATTCTGGCCGAAGTCAGTAGCTAGAAACCGGCTATAGGCTGTTTCTATCAGATTCGGTGGCTTATTCCCGTCTGAAGCAAATAACCGGCCGATACTGTCACCGATTTGTGTAGGTGATAGCTTAATCTGGTCCGATAGCTGGAGCCAGAACCTGTCATCAAATCTTTTCGCCCGCCGGGACCTAATCCAGCATCCGTCGCTGGCACAGTCCAGAACCTGGTTCAGGACCGGATTCTGCTGTTCGCTGTAAAAGCTGTCCTCGAACAGGTTCTGTTCCTGGCCCGGTCTGTTCCTGGCCAGTTTTAGCACCGACTCGTCGTCTACAGCCAGAACTATCCGGCCAGAACCTCGACCGATAAGTTTCAGCCGGTACTTACTGGACAGTTCCTTAACGAACTGGTTCAGGTGATTGCTCGTCCTGTGCGGGTGCTGGAAGATTCTGTTCCGCGAATAGAACTGTTCTATTTCTTTCTCTATTTCCATCGCTGGTGATTCTTATAATCGTGCTCCGCTAACAGTTCATCGAATTCGGCGAGAAGCTTTGGCAACTGGTACTGGCGATAGTTACTGTCCTTTTCCTGGTCCCGTTGCCTGTTGTACCAGCGTTTGACAGCGAATATAACCACCAGGCCGATAATGACGACTGTTATGAATCCTAACATTTATTACCTCTCGATACTGGCTATAATATAGCAACAGTTCTCGCTTTCGTAAATAGGAAAAGGCCAGGATTTTACTCCCGGCCTTCCCGTATCGAGGTTAACTAAACGCTTCCTTCCATCGATTTCATCCGGACGTTATCCTCGGTCTCCGAAGCGAAACCCATGACGTAGTTTAACGCTTCGCCGTTTTCCGACTCGAAATGAATCGCATTCCCACGTTTTTCGTACCGTACGAGGTCTATGTCCCCGTTATGTTCCGGATGTAGATTCCGATTGCGAAAGTCGTCGAGACCGGCCAGTTCATCGTAGGCTGCGTCTTCCGACGTATAGACGATAAATCCCTTGAGCATTACTTGCCTCCCTGGTAGAGCGAATTCAACTGGATAACTTCCTGGTAGTTGACGACGTTATGGAATACACGCCCATCGTCACAAATCAGGTTTCGAGCATAACCAATCTCGCTGTTGACGATATGCCCGACGCATTCCACGACATTTGGAATGATATACGTCTTCGGTTGTTTCAGGTCATTGTTGTCACAACCTGTCGAAACCAACGCGATTCCAGTGAGTACCAAAGCCATACCGGCGATTATAATCTTTTTCATGTTTAACCTCTTTCGTTATATTCATAATATAGAAATATTCGAACGTAACGTAAATGAAAATCTTAGAGAAGTTTTTAACAGCTGTGCACCGTCCAGAGCATGCAGGCCGTTGACTCGACCCATATCCTGTCAGACTTGAACTCTTCACGACGGGCGAATCTATCGTGCAATAGAGTGGCCGTTCCCAGCCAATTCTTCTGCTGGAGAATCTCCTCGACCTCTTCAGCCGATAAATGCTCCGCCCGGCCATCGTCTCCAGGGAATAGGCCAGCGAGCAGTTCCTTTCTTACTTCTGCGGTGAATTCTTCTTCGTTCATGACCATAATATAGAAATAACCGTCAGTTCCGTCAATAGGTAATTATCGGGTTATTTTCCCGGCAACGCATCGATAGCCAGCTCATTCTCCAGCCCGAGCAGACGCTGTAGCCAACCGTCACCGAATTTGACGATTTCCTGCAGGCGTAAATCTATCCGGCCGGCGTTAATATCGTTGAACGGTATCTGATAAACTCGGGTATCGAACCAGTCCTTCGCCGGCCCGGTATAGAGGATAAGCACAGCCTTCTGGTCCTGATCCCAGGACGGGCGATAATAACCTGTCCAGTCAACGTCCAGATTATAGACAACGCCGGAAAGCTGGAGTCGTTTATTGATCTCGTCCAGCTTCTCGGCTATGTGCGACATAGGATAACCGGCCATAGACTTATCCCAACAGGCTACCGATTCCGCCAACTACCCAAGTCGCACCGTGAGCTACGTTAGATACGATTCCCGTAGCCAGAGCCACGATGGAGTTGACCGACCCGCAGAAGGAACCTGTCACGTTACTGTTGGTGGTCATGGCTCCGATACCGAACAGGACCAGAAGGACGATGATGAGAACTTTGAACTTTGTCATGTGATTAACCTCTCTTTGATATTCATAATATAGAAAAAGAACCGGCATCCGTAAACCGATTCTTTTCCAATTTTTCTTACGGGATTACATCGAACGCTTTTTCATCGTGTCAAATCCTTCGAACCATTCATCGATCCACGTCTTATTGCTCTTCATCTGGTCATACATTTCCTTTATCCACTGATGCTTGTCAAGGATTTCGGGTTCGACCTCTTCCGATTCTTGCGCGATAGTCAACCAATGTTTCGCGTCCTTCACGCTAAAGTCGTCTATCTCGCGGTCGAAATCGTAAAAATCTTGATTTTCGTCCGAATCGTCGGAATAATCAATCGTAAGCGTCTCGTCGTATTCTTCCAACCGCTTCAAGTATTCGTCACGTTGTTCGCTAGAGATGAGCGCTTCGATGCCCGTTTTAGATTGCGGAATATGTACCAAATAGTTCATTTTAACCTCTCTTGATGATGATATTCATAATATAGAAAATCGAATCCAATCCGTAAGCCATTATTATATTCTTTTTTCTTACGGGATCGCACAAAGGAGACTATGCCGTATGCGATCCCGTGATTTATTTCTTTTCTTTTTTCGTTTACATTTACTTCCAAACTTTCTATATTATAAGCATCAAGAGGTTAACATGATTACGAATTTCAAGACTACCAGCATTTCCGAAGAACTTGCCATCATGAACATGGCCGATGTCGATTTCACGATGTGGGGCGAACCGGCCGAACTTGCGAAGGACGAATATTACCTCGAGACGTTTAACCACCGCCGTGAGATGGAAGCGAAGGGTTATGTGCTCAATCCTCATTTCGACGAGAATATGTCATGGTGGAAGGACAAGCACAGCGATCGCCCGTATGACAAGTTCCTCGATTTCGACTGCAACGAATTCGTCACTCCGGAAGAACTCCAATTGTACGAAGACAAATGTAAGGCGGTCTCTTTCGGATATACGCTGTACCAACGTCTTCTTACCGAAGAAGAACAAGAAGAAGACTACAAGATCTACTGCGAAGAATTCCATAAGGCGGCATAGCGAGCCCGCGCCTTTATTTCTAACTTTTCATGTTGACAACTTCCGGATATTTTACTATATTATAAGTATCAACGACAAGAGGTTAACATGAATAACGAAGAATTGAATACATACGCAAACCGAATCGAAACCGCCGGCCTGAAGCGCGACGCGAAAGTAACCGACCTTCATCATTATGCCGTGGCCGTGGAAGTTACGCCGAAGACATACGGCGAAATAGTCGAAAGCATGCCCGACGCGTTCGAATACTGCTTCGACTACTTCGACCAGAAGGCCGACAAAGAAGAATCCGTCTTCATGTTCTACCTCGAAGACTGCAACGGCGAGGACGTCGACGCGATAGAAAACTGGCTGAAGACGCATACCGGCTGGCGGTCTTACGAATACAATGGCTAGTCCGAAAGAAAACAATACAAGAAAAAGGTTTACAACTTCGTCCGGTTTTTCTATATTAATAACGTAAGCAATGTCGCTTACGTAAAACCGAACGAGGTTAACATGATTAAAAGCTTCAGCTATACCAACGCCAAGGGTCATACTACCGTAAGGATCTGTAACGTGGTACATGAAAACGAAACCGAGATTCGCGGGTTCGATTACAACAAGATGACCCGAGCGGAACAGGAAATCGTAAACAAGGTCTATCCCAACGACCACAAGCCGACTCCGTGTCCTACCGAATTCCACAAGACGAGCGAGGTGGACTACGATTCACTCGGTATTCCGAAAGAACTGTTCTCGAAGGCCTACAGGGTTTTCAAGAAGAGCAAGTGTTTCTAACCTCAGTTGATAAGAATCTCCAGAATGTCGTGAGATATACTGAAGATTTTTTACTTGATTTTTTGGTTTACAACCTCTTCCAAATTTACTATATTATAAGTATCAACAAGAGGTTAACATGAAAAAAGAAAATATCATCATCCATGAATGCACGAGCCGTAACGAAATCGAAAACCTTGGTTCTGCAGCAACCATCGAAGGACTCACACTCGATTCGATTCCGAAGTATGTGGAACTCATCGAGAAGCTTGGTGGCAAGTTCAAGCAGAAGAGTGACGAGAAACTTACCGTATATGTAACCAGTGGTTTACAGATGAATAAGTCTTTCCGTCTGAAGGGAAGCAATGCATATCCTGATGACACGCACATCGTGTCCATCAAGCTTGAAGACTTCGACTACGAGATGGACTTCTGCATCAACAGACTTCGCTTCGGTATCAGGTGGATGGATGACATTCTCGACAACAACCGCTGGCACAATCGAGGCAAATAGTCTCTCGTAGCTCGACCTCTGGCTCGACGAAGAGGCCTTCCGGGCTACAGTTTCGGTGACGTATACTGTGACGTTTTTACCCCAAAATGTCAGGTATATCGTCGCCTTTTTCGTCATTATATAGGGCCAGATCTGGTGCCCCCCGGGGGGCCTACGGTGACGCCCCTGGGCGGGAAAACTCGCTGTGTTCAAAAAAAGTATTAAGCTTCCTATAGGGCTAGGTACCGGGCCTATCCGGAAAATGTGCCCCTATTGGCCAAAATGTGTGCGTCTCGAGGCGATCCCCTAAAAATTTTTTCCGGAATTTTTTCCAGGCGGTCCAGACCGTATAGGCTAGTTCCAAAAAATTTTTTCCGGAAATTTTTCCTATAGTCGGGAAACGGCGGGCGAAGTTGCCGTTAAGGTCAAAATCTATGGTTTTCCCTAAAAAATTCGAATACGTGCCTGTCCAAAAAAATTTTCCGGAAATTTTTTCCTCCCCGGGAAAAATTAAGGGCTTTACGTATCTAGTGTATATTGCTATATTGTATTATATGTCGGATTATTATGATAATTACGAGAATTGTGAGAAATATCTGTTAGAACACGGATATACACGGTATAAGTGTAACGTGTTGGTTATAGATGCGTTGTTCAGCGTGATGTACCTTAAGGATTCCGACCATATGAAAATAAACCTGCTTTACGGGAAGAGCGGCGAACGGTGTAACATGACTTGTTCTGTCAATTACAGCGGGAAGATGGGACCGCAGTTCTGGGAAAGGATCGCGTCTACATATGAGTCTCATGCCCGGGAGCATTTCAGGTTCCGTGTGGACAACGAGGATTTTCTTAGGCTGGTTGGCGATAACGACTATAATACAGTCGAGATGGCGTTCCGGAGGCACGAGATGGAGAAGTCGTTGGAGGTTCTGGATGGTGTATAACTGCGTTACGTGCCTGGACATGCTTATAAAGGCCGGATATAACATGGTAGATACGTACCATGTCGGCGAAGACAGTACCAAGCTGCAGTTCGAGAAGGATAACAGCATTGTGGCCGCGTATACCTATAACGGGAGTTCTAACGGTTCCGTGTGTATTATAATGTATTGTTCGATTTACGGGGAAGGTTCGTATACGAACGTGGCCTCTACGTACTGTACGGGCGACAGCGCGATATACGAGAACGTAGATACTGGGAAATTTCTGGAAATAGTGTGCAAATATCCTGCAATAGAATGGATGGAGAGGTTCCACGCTTACGACTTGGAAAGGAAACTGGAGGTTCTGGATGGAGGGATATAGGTCGCCGGATATTATAAAGGGCGAGTGTTTTCGGAAGCTTGAAACTAACGGTTTCGTAGACACTTACACTTACAGCAAGAGTACTCATCTTACGGGCTGGACGTTCACGAACGAGACATATCCGGAAAGGGGCTATATCATAGTCTATACCGGGAAGGAAGCCGGGATGAACGGCATAGCGATGGTTTGCGAGATTGGTTCCGGTGAGGACAAGGTGAACGTGGCGGCCACATACGAAAATCCTTTCAGCATGTACAAGCGGGTTCCGATAGACATATTCCTGGAAACGGTGTGTAAATATCCGACGAACGAATGGATAGAGCGGTTCCACGCGTACGACGTAAAGAGGACTCTGGAGGTACTGGATGGCGCTTAGTTACGAAATGGCGGAAAACATGCTATTAGGTAGCGGTTTCAAGGTTACGACCGAGGCGCTCTGTACCAACGGCTGCGAGCTTATCATGTTCGGTAAAGAAAATACGGAAATTGAATGCTATAAGGGCGGTCAGCTCAATAAGGAGCTTCTGTTGATGTGTTCAATCTGGGACAAAAAGTCTTTGGCAAAGACACACGTGGCGGCGACGTTTACCAGCAGGTCGTGCATGTTCGTGCGTGTTTGCGAGGAAACATTCATGGATATAGTGTGTAGACATCCTGAGACGGAATGGATGACGCTGTTTAACGAGTATGACGTAAAGAAGACACTGGAGGTTCTTTCCTGATGGAACGTACTTTCGATTTTTGCAGCGAGATGCTGACATCCGGCGGTTTCGCGAGGCGGACTGACGGGGAATACGACCTGAGCGTTAGCATGAGGCTTATACAGTTCGAAAAGAAGGATATTATCATAAACTGTTACAAAGGCCCTCGAGATATATGCGACATGGGATGTTTCATTCGTACTCCCGGTACGGACGACTGGGAACTTCTGGCGGCCACTTATTGTCCTGATGTTCAGAAGTTTACGTACGGCGGTGTCGACACTGACGATTTCCTGTCGATCATATGCGAAAACAGGGTTGACGAACTGCGGCAAAAATTCTATAATTACGATATTGAGAAAAAGCTTGAGGTCTTGAATGGAATTTAGGCGCTGTAAGGAGATGATTATTGATGCCGGGTTTGAACCCAACTGGATTGGTTCCCTGAACGAGGAAACGACTATCCATGCGTTCTATAACGACTTTTTCTATCTCCAGGTATATTCGGACCGCCGCGAGACCGTAGTCCAGGGCATAGACTTGCATAAGTTCGATATTCCGGGTAACAGGAGATCGAAGACTTCCGCGGTCTGTACTACCTACAAGAATTTCGAGGGCGATATTCTGTTCAAGGGATTACACCAGAACATTGCCGGTGTCGTCAGGATTATATGCAACAACGCTGACCATCCCGAACGTATCAACTTGAAATTACAGGAATTTGTGGCGGACATGGTTTTGAGGCCGTTGGAAGGTTAATATGAATATAGACGATCTTATCGAGAAGTTTGAACATTCGCTTACTCCGGAAGACGGAGAGAAGTATACGGCTCGGCAGATTATCGCCAAACTGGGCGAGCATGGCTGGAAGAACGATATTAATGAATGTACGAACAACAAGCACGTGTTTTTAAAAGACAAGTATCATTTTTTAATTACGCACACGAATATTAAGGAATACGATGACGGTTATCCGCTTATCAAGCTGTATAGTAACGACGTCCTTCTTACATCTTCCGGAACTGACATATTCGAGGAATTTAAAGGCGTATTTCCTGAAATTAACCCGACAGCGCTTACGAAATTGATTGAGAAAGATACGGATATTTACAACGAACTGAACGAGTACTTCGTAAATAAGGCTTTGAAAAATTTGGAAGGATAGGATGAGCTATACTGCTTTACAGATGTTTGATAAGCTTGAAAAGGCCGGGTATCATTGTTGTCACTGGTCCAATATCAAGCACGGTTATAGGAAAGGTGATTACTTGGTTGTCGTCATGCATGCCAGTTTATGGGGTGATAATCCAGGCGATGACAAATTTCCGCATGTCGAGATATATCGTAACGATACGCTTATCTGTGCATCGTATATTATCAAGAACCATAATTGGAGTAAGGCCATGATTCCTGTCGTACTTACGCCGGATGAGCTTTTGAATATAGCGGTAAATTTCAGCGATAACATATTTAATATCATTATGGAAAGGTATGTTGACATGACTTTGGAGAAACTCGATGAAAAACCGCAAGTTAAGTCATAATTATGTTATTGAACGTATGCGTGGTACCGGTTATCGTATGACTTCGGATGAAACCGATGACGGTCTGGCAATGAAGTTCACTACGTTTAAACGTAACAATCTTGAGCTTATTATACATTATGATTATTACAGCAGTATCGTAAAATCCATAAATGTCGACAAGCCGCCTAATACCAGTTCGCATTACCTGATAGCGACGACAACTCATGGGATATACGAATACGAGAATTGTGTCGAGATGAGTATTGACGAACTTTTCGATTATATTATAAGCTGTAAGACGACTGAAGAACTGGAAATGAGAATTGAAATGCATGGTATGAAACAGGCACTGGAGTTGTTGTAATGGCTAATGGTCCAATATATCCGGAAAAGATGAAGTATTACATGAATAAACTCGAAAAAGCGGGTTATGAATATCGTCATGACCGTGATATTACAAGTGATGATGGACTTGTGATAACCGTTACTTATACAAGAAGTGATACCAACGACTTCTCTGAAATTATAATACATGTATATTATACTCGTAAAGTTAATAGATGTTATCTGACATGTAGTTTGCGTAATCCGCAAACCAATATATGGCATTCCGCCTGTTCATTCGATGATGACCGAAATGCTTATCGTTTTAACGGTTTACATACAAGTACGCTTACCCGTATTCTATGTAACGGTAAAAATAATGACCAGATATTGATGGAATTGAATAAGGTTGAACTGAAGAGCGCCTTGGAGAAACTCGATGGATAAGAAAAAACAAAGATCCGTTAATTATTATATGGTCCATCTTACAAATGCTGGTTTTGAAGAAGACTCAAACGATTACGGTACGGCGGCTTTTAGTTTCCGTAAGTTTTATAAACCTGGATATGAAGTATGGGTATTGAAAGATTATACAAACCAGCATCTTAATATATGTTGTGTAAAATGCGAGCGTGGTAAAGTACCAGAAATAAATATTGCTTGTACATATAAAAATTCTACATTTATGGTAGAAAAAGCGGATTTGAATTCTTTATTTAAAATTATTTGTAAGCATGAACCGGAAACTTGGATAAAGATTTTTGCAGAATATAATACAAACCGTATTTTAGGAGTTCTTGATGGATAAGCTTTTTCCGGAATGTAACCATTTGCTTATTGAAGCTGGATATGCTTATAATGGTTTGATGTGTGCTTGGGGTGATGTTAAGATACATGGATATAAAAAGGAAATCTTTATGTATCTATCAGTTTATTTGGCGAAGATATAAAGGATCTTGATATTACTTGTCATATTGGTACAACAATGGTTGCTACGTCTTATACTAAAGATTCATTGTGTAACAACGATGCATTATTTTATTCAAATTTTTTAGAAATATTTGATATGGTTCTTCATCATGATGAAACCGATATTGTAAAGGCTTTTAGTGAGAAAGAATTAAATAAGACCTTGGAGGTTTTAGATGGCAATGATAACGCTTAAACATTGTTATAAGAAATTGCTTCATTACGGATTTAAATGTATAGAACATACTAAAGGTGCACACGAATGGGCTAAATTCGCAAAAGATGATATGACTATACACGTCTATAATGATTATACAGAACAAACTAAAGTTTTCAGTATGTTATGTTTAATAAACGGTGAAAAGATTGCGCATACTCTTGGAAACGGTAATCATGCATCTTATGACACAAGATATATGTTCAGTGGTTTTGAACATGAACAATTTTTAAATATAGTCTGCATCGGAAAAAGTAACGAAGTTTTAGAAACATTCCGAAAAATCGATGTTGAACGAACGCTTAAGTTGTTACCTTAAGGGTTTACAGTTTTATATTTTTTAATTATATTGTGATTATGAAATACAAGAAATGCCGACAGATGTTACTTGATGCTGGTTATTATGAGGTTAACTGGGCTGATCTTTATGTATGTCGTTTTCGAAAAGACCGTTATAAGGTAGTTGTATCACAAAATGAATCCGGTAACGTAACACGTATTATTTGTTTTGATGAAAAAAATAAACTTGGTAAAGAAGGAAGACTTATTGACACAAAAACCGAAAAAGAACATAAAGACGGTATTTTCTTTCTAATTCACGGCATTTCAATGCAAGATACTTTGGATATGGTGTGCGGGGATCTTAATCGTCTTGAAGCAAAAATGAATAATTATCTTACATTGGAAGCCATAGAGAAACTATAATGCGACTCGAATATGTAAAAAACGTACTTGACAATAACGGTTATCATATCGACGATAAGTCGGGTTGGACTGTCGATGCTTCTCGAGGTAACATTAAAATCTATGCTACCTGTCCTTATGATAATATTGGAAATGTACAGCTTATAACCATTTATATTGATGATACGCGAGCTATTTCCAGTGTAAGCACGTATTATACAGATATTCCTAAAATGTTTAAGTATAATAATTTTGAACTTAACGAAATTATTGCCCTTATTGAAAACAGTAGAAATTCAGGCGATTTACTTAAATATGCCGGTGAATGGACTACGGAGAAAATCTTAAATGTATTACAGTGAAGATGACTATGGTTTAGGATGCGAAGCAAATGATGTATTAAACCGGCTTATACGGGCCGGTTATCGATTTAATTTTTCCGATGTAAATTCCAGAGACGTTAGGCACATGTATAAAGATGATATAAACGTGTATATATCATTTCATACTAATAAAGGAAAAAGTTATGTCGATAGTATGCAATGCGTAAAAAATGAAGTAGGAATAGCTACTACATATAAAAAAGCATATGTTAATAGTTTGCCTATACAATATATGTTTTGCGAAGTTGACCCTATTACATTTATGACAATAGTATGCAATAAGACAAATAAGCTGGTTCAAGAATTCGCTGAATGGAACGCAGACAAGATATTGTCAAAACTTAAATAGCTTAATGTTCAATTCCTATTGCTTTGATAAGTTCCTGTGGTACCACCGCAAGGAACTGTTCTTTTTCTACATCGGTAAGATTCTTGAAGTCTGTACGGGCGAATCCCTTGAACACAATATCAGCCATGAGATTCTTGGTAATAATATCGAGCTCGCCTGGAGAAACTTTTAATGTTTCGACTTCGTTTCTTCCCTTAACAACAGATTCCATTTCATGGAACTTGTAAAGCGTGACCAACTGCATGAGCCAGCAAGGATCATATTCTGCAAAGAAATCCCAGACAAAGCCCGGAAGAATTTCCGGCCACGGTGATTCACAAAGAAGTTCCACCTGTTCACGCATCATGTTCGGATGAAGAAGACTGTGACTGAGTTTAATATCCTTCAAATCTTCCTTGGAAAGTTTCTTCTTGAAATTCTTGGTATTGTATTCCATACCCTGAGCGTGACGAACCTTAAACGCTTTCTTTCTCAAACGGGAGATTGATTTCTGTTTTGCCTTACGCTTGATAGCGGCTTTCTTCTGGCCTTTCTTACGGTTGATTCTTTCTTTGTTTGTAATGAATACTTCTTTAGGCTGTCCAGACTTTCTGTCAATCTGAACACGGTATTTACCCTTACGAGTAGTAACCCACTTAACGACACGCTTGCCGTTTCGAATAACGAATTTCTTTTTAAGAGCTTCGTCAAGAACCTGAAGATTTTCTTCGGTTGGTTCTTCCAAGTATTGTGCGTTATTCTGTGTGTATTCTAAGAAGTTCATAATTATTCCTCTGGTCGACCGATTTCGAGACCTAATCTTTCAGCCTTGTCCTTACCTTTTTCAATATGTTTCTTTATCTGACCCATTTTGGCGTTGCGTTTCATCTGACCGACTTTTTGACCGCGCTTTCTATTGGCTATTTCTTTACCGGACATTTTAACTTCTACACCGTCCTTCATCTTATAGCCTTCCTTGTCGGAAACATATTTGGTTTCTTTCTTGCCGTTACGAACCCTAATATCCTTATGTTTTTCGTTTAACACCTTTTCATCATCCAAGGTGAACGGTTCCAAATGGTCTTCTACATATTGTATAAAATCGGAAAGTTTACTCATATCATATTTATAATCTTAAAGGATTTACTATATTTACTTCATGGACTTAGTATCAATAGAAGAAGGCACAAAAGATTATCAAATGTTACAGAACAGAAACTTAATTTCTGGTGTTACCGAATTCTTTTCTAAAATTAAAAAGGAAGATTCCGATGATTTTAAACCGGATCCTAATGCGGATGAATATGAATTATTCGCTGAACTTTTAGATAAGAATAAACCGAATAGTAGCGAGCTCGCATGGATGGAATCATATACGAAGAAAATCGTAGATGAGAAAGCCACGGAATACGGCGTAAATCTTACCGAAGCCGAACATGCACTTAATCAGCTTGTCGAACAACTTACTGAAGTGAGAGCAAAAGAATTTCTTGCCCTTGACGGTTATGAACGAAATCGTTTCTTATTGCTGGTTGTCGCAGGTATCTATATTCAGATGAAGTCTGGTCTTGGTTTCACATTTACATACGACGGCAGCGAAGATTATTTCTTGCAGTTCTTTACACCGCGACAGGACTACGTTTTTGCACTTCGTTTCAAGAGAAAGTTTAAATTCTCTTGGAAAGAAATTGAATATACACTTTATGCAAAATCCTTCATAGATAATTATACCAAGGATTTCACGGATCCGACCAGTTATGACTGGTTGGAACTTGGAAAGTATTTATCTGATTTATTCCTTGAAATGTGTAAGGAAATTGTTGGAATTATTACAAGTCATTTGAATAAAGTACAGCATACATGTAAAGATTTAAACGATTTGGACAATTTGATTAATACTTCTGACCCTTATTTGAAAAAGAAATTCGATGAAAATTTGGAAGCTAATCACCATCGTTTTACGAAAAAGAATTTTTCGCAGGCTGATGACCTTTTAACGAAAATAAATTTTTACAAACAGGGTCTTGGCGAGCTTTCTTATTATATCATGCAAGATGAAAATATTACAAAGTATATTCCTGGCATGAGCGATGAAGTTAAGCTTTCAACTATCGGTTACGGTGTAGAATATACTGTTATCGGTGGAATTTATAACAGCTTAAGGAATATCGCTTTTGTATTGTTCGGTAATATGTTTGCAATATGTTATTCCGGATTAACACTTCGTACAAACGCATTGATGGGTCTTGAAACCTTATGGAAAATGGATATTGGCAAACTGGTACAGGATTTTGAACCATTTTATCAGAAGTATAAAATGAATCAGGAAAAAATCAACCAGTTAATGGATATAGAATTTTTCATGTAAAAAGGGTTTACGAAAAGTAATATATATTGTATATTATTGTGAGGTGACCCATGAAAGTTGAATATTTGACACAGGAACAGATAGAATCCCGAACAAAGGGGTTGCAGGATTATTTCCTGATTTTTGATAATAAACCGTCTGTTAAAGGATGTGTCATGTGTACATTGCCGTTAAACGATAAATCTTTAACTCATGACCTTGATAGGTATATGATGGATTTTTGGCGTGGAACACACCAGGTTCTTTACTCTACTTTCTGTGTAGCATGTAAGGAACCTTCTTTGATTGTCCACGATAACGGCCATGGAAATCGAGTTTACGAGAAGAATAATCAGTTTTGGATTGAAGATGTAAATATCGGTGAATATTACGATACGATTCGACAAAAAGTTGATAATTTGAAACTTGTTGAAATTATAGACGAGCTATGATATACAATTATTGGACAGATCGGCTTAATGAAGCGGCTTCTAATTTTAATGTCAAGTTTGATGTTTATACAAGTAGGTTTCTTCCAAATACGATTATTCTAAGAACACAATCCGATCAATGTCCATTACCAGGAGGATATTTTTATTGTTATGACCAACAGTTTACAAACCGTGAAAAGTTGTTGGACATATTAAATAAACTTATATCAGATGATAAATTCCGATATAACTGGTGTAAAAAATTTTTTGACGAATATCACGATTATATTTTAACAGGCCTATGACTTCTTCAAAAATGTATAAACTGGTAAATCAGTTTAATGAAAAAGAACCGAAAGAATTAGAACTTATATACCGTCCTTGGGAAAAACCTGAAGACAGGATTTTTATTGAACCTGCTGATTTTGCTGCCAATAAATTTATGGTAGGAAATAAAGGTATATATTGTAGAACGGTTTATGCTCCTGGTTTTACCGATGAACAAGTTCTTGAAGCTCTTGTAGAAGGCAAGTTTGAATTCTATAAAAAATTTTGTGATATGTATACAGAATGTATTATCGATACCGACGGTGAAGGTTAATCTATGTTTGTTACAGAAAATAGAGGAATAGATACATTTAGATATATTTTAAATGAAGCAAAAGCTGTAGGTTTTAAAGGTTCAATCAATCTTGCTCCGCAGAAAGGACTTTGTTTAAATACATTGGTATATGACGTTCCAAATGGACAGCTTACATTGAAATATTTTTTAACACAGACAAGTGAAGACGAACCTATTGTTGGAAACATGTGGTTGAATTTTTCATCTATGGTACCAATGTATGATAGACAGTTGATTTCACTTTGCGGCGGTTATGCTGATAATAATGTAGGCCCGAAAGTTTTTGTTGATTTATTGAAGCATATCGATACCATAAAAGACCATTTAAAAATCGGCGAAGATGATGAAGAAATAGCCATACAAAAATGGATAAATGATTCATGTTTTGAGGCGTTGGATTAGCACAATTTTTGCTATATTTAAGGAGAGATTATGAACCACATTGAACTAGACAATCAAGCAGTAGAAATCGTTTTCGAAAATTGTGAAACGATTAATATCGATATGTGGGCCATAAAGTCTCTTACTTTCGATACCGTTTGTGATAGATATATCTGGGATGAACATCATAAGAATTTTATAACATCGACCATCATTACTGATATAAAAATGGTTTTCGATATTCGTGACTGGAAAGATTTTCATCATACTGCGAGATTAATCGACACAAAAACATTAAAAGAAGACGGTGAAAAATGTATTGACCGTCTTAGATTTAGTGACGATATTACACATATTGTCATTAACGGTAAATCGTTTACTATTCCGTGGAAACGTACTGAAGCTGGAAAAGATTCATTAGGTATTCCTTGGTATAAGAATGTATTGCAGAAAAATACAGAGTCAACTAATACACATGACGGGCATCAACTGTTAACTATTGAAGTGAAAGGCGTACCAAAAGAATGTATGGAATAGCTATTGCCAATAAAGATTTTAAAAATCCATTGGATCAAATAAAAGAAAAATTTGAAAGTTATAAAGGCACTAATAGAATACAATTCTTTGCTAATATTAGTGCTGATTATATAGTTTTTTGCAATGCAGTTATTACCTACGATTTTGCGAATATCCGTATTTATTTAAGAGCGGCATTACGATTAAATGAAGAATTTTATGTAACTGTAGTTAATGGCGGTAATAGACTTTATGAAAGAATTTGTAAACTGGACGAATTGTATGAAGTTATGGATGAGTTTGTTTACACGATTAAATCCATAGCATTTAAAATTGGTGTTATTGAATTTATGGAATATTGGAAAAATTTAAGCGCGGTAGATAACTTATGATAATTGATAATATAGATTATTCTGTAACTGAAATACGAGAAATGATTAGACGTTTTCTCGTTGAAAAAGGATATGACCCTAACGGCGACTGGTATTTTTTAAAGCCGAGGGGAGTTATTGATATACGTATAAATCCCGTTTGTACATATTCATATAATACTACACCTGGTATTCCTAACGAACGTGTAGACGTATATTTTAACGGCGTTATAAACGGAAAAGGCGATTTTATTTGTTATAAAATATATACACCCGAAGACTTTAAAGAGGTCTTAGGTTTTATTGAACGTATAGGCGAAGCTGCAGCTTCTGAAGAACGCCTTAAGGCGATTTATTCAAATTTGGAAGATGTAATTAAGGTTGGGCAGTTATAGTTTTCGGTTCTCTATAATCACCTGTAAAGAATTCATAGAATACGTTTCCATAATAGGTTTCATATTCTACAGCATAACCGTTAATATCCGATGTCGGATAGATATTATGGATCTGCAATTTTGTAGGTCCATTTATGCTATGGTGTCCGTTCTTGCACTCAGGATGCCAGATAAGTCTATGATGTGTAGGGCAAAATGAAAGAACAACTTGGGAATTCAAACGGTTTCCAAGTTCTTTAGGTATAATGTGATGATATTCAATTTCATTACGATTATGTGTATGATAAGTACATCCAGGCCAATGGCATTTATAAACAATTTCCATATTGTATATATTAAAAAACCGACTATAAAATAGTCGGTTTTCTAAATTTTGTTTTATCGAATTATTAGACAGCTTCGATAGAGCAGCCGAGACCTTCGATGGTTTCAACAGCCTTAGCAATCCACTTCGGAGTACCGGTGATAGCAACGGTGTTGGAATCAGCATCGATTTCGTAGGTGACTTCGGAAAGGTCGGTAAGAGCAACTTCAGCAATGTCAGTATCTTCAACAGTGAAGGTCTTAGTTTCACGCTGAGAGCGGTTAACCGGTTCCTTAGCGGCAACGTCAACAACGAGGTCAGCAGTCTTCGGATGAGCTGCGAGAGCTTCAGAAGCCTTAGCAATAGCGTTGGAGGTACCAACGATGCTGATGGAAGAACCATCTTCTGCGATAGTAGCATTAACACCGGCCTTAGCAAGGATAGCCTTGACGAGGTTCGGGTTGCCTTCGTAAGCAGAAAGGTCGATAGTTGCAGCACCCTGGTTACGACGACGCGGAGCGACATCACCAGCAGCCATAGAATCAATCTTCATTTCGCACTGAGCAATCTTACCAGCAATCTTGGCAGCGTCAGCACCCTTCATGCCGCGGACCATTTCGAGACGGTTGCGAAGAGCTTCGATACCGGCTTCAGAAGTAGAACCAGAACGGCAGGAGTTAAGAAGACAGTCTACGCAACGTTCAACGTTACCGGCTTCATAAGCCTGGGCGAAGTTACCACCCTTATCGGCACGAGCACCGTTACCCTTATTCTTCTTCTGGATGAGGGAAATGTCGTCATTTTCAGCAGCTTCGAGATAACCATCTTCTTCGAAAGCCTTGAGAATGTCCAAGTCATCACCGTCAATCGAGTCTTCCTTGGCCTTCAAAGCGTTATAAGCGTTGATATAGGCCTGAGCGTTAGCCATGCTTCCGCTTGCACCCGGACGAGACTTCTTAGAGTCCATTGACTTCTTAGCGCGGAGAAGTGCCTTACCTTCTTCGGTCTTCGGGGCGGTCATAGCCATTTCAGTGAGAAGGTCATTCTTAGCGCTTTCGAGAATAGCGGCAACTTCATCGAGAACTGTCGGCTTCTTCACAGTATAGCCGATAGACTGTAGCATTGTTTTTGCTTCAAATAAGTTCATGTTAATCTCCTTATAATAATTATTATAACTTATATCTTATTTATAGAACTTTTAGAATTATTCCTGTAATATTTATAAATAATAAAAAGAATTTAGGAGTGACTATGATACTATTTGAAAATAAGGAAGAAACTTTCGGATTGGCTGATATTGACTCCGATTACGAAATGCTCATGGCCGAAGATCTGGAAGTTAGCGCACCTGTTGCCAAGCTTCACTTCAACTCTGACCGTCAGTTTGACTCAATTTTGCCTATCGAAATCAAAGTTGATTGTAAATTGCCAGAAGTTGAGCAAAAATTCGTAACAGTTCAATATAATCCGGTCAACGTCGACAAGAATTTTGATATTAACATGCTTGATGACAAGGATTACGAAGCTGATGAAACTTCTGACGGTTTTATTGTTTCTGTAAGCAATTTGTTCAAGCTTTCCAAGAAACTTAAGGCTACTTTTAACCGTTCTGTTATCTATCCATTCGATAATACGAGTAAAAATGATAAGGTTAATAAGTATTTGGAAAATCCTCGAAAGGACCTTTTCGACAAGATTAGAGAATACGTAAAGGAACTTGTTTATTCTGTAGACGAATATAAGGCAATCTTCAACCGTCAGTCTGCACGTAACCAGGCTACTCGTGAAGAAAAGAAACAGGCAGCAATCGATAAATGGCGTGCCGGTCGTACAAATCTGGAAATTCTTCGTGATGAAATCAAGAAAAATCCGGATGTCGAAAGCGCAACTATTACCGACCGTGCTCAGAAGGGATTGTTCACCAAGCTTCTTCGTGTTATCTTCAAGGGACGTAAGATTTTCGATATTAAGAGTAATGACGCTGGTACTAACTTTATGGTTCAGAAGCTTGGCGACATGTTCAACGTGTTCAAGACTTATGACTATCGTAAGATTGAAGACTGGATGGTTAAGAGCTATGAAAAGACAATGGAAGCTGAATTGCTCAAGGGTATGACCAACCGTCAACGTGCTGAATATCATGCTAAACATCGTATGAAGGATGAACCTAAGGACGATGATGATGATTGGGGAGATGACAATTTCGATACTTCTTGGCTTGACGCCGAAGACGAAAAACTCCAAGCATCCCGCTAATTAAAAATTAAATAATAAAAAACTCAGGTATTGCTACCTGAGTTTTTCTTTTCCTCACTCACTAACAAATTACATCATCGGCATTCCGTCGATTGTCGGAGCAGCTGCATGGCAGGAACAGGATTCCTTTTCCGGCTTCTCACAGATAACACATTCGGTAGTGATAACCATGGAAGCAACAGAAGCAGCATTCTTGAGAGCCGTAATCGTAACGATTGCCGGGTCAATAACACCGGAATCAACGAGGTTTTCATAAACGTCAGTCTTGGCGTTATAACCTTCGTTACCGGAGAGTTCCTTGACCTTGTTAACGATAACGTCAGCAGACTTACCAGCATTTTGGGCAATCTGACGGAGCGGTTCTTCAACTGCACGACGGATAATATTTACACCGGTCTTCTGGTCAGCTGTTTCAACCTTGAGGTTGTCAAGAACAGACTGAGCACGGATGAGAGCGACACCACCACCAGGAACAATACCGCCAAGAGCAGCAGCCTTAGTAGCATGGAGAGCGTCATCAACGCGGTCCTTCTTTTCCTTCATTTCAACTTCAGTAGCAGCACCGACCTTAATAACTGCGACACCGCCAGAAAGGCGTGCTACACGTTCTGCAATCTTGCTACGTTCGTAGTCAGATTCAGTTTCAAGACCGAGATTCTTAAGGCTTGCAACATGAGACTTAATTGCTTCAGTATCGCCAGCACCTTCGATAATAGTGGTAGAATCCTTGGTAATCTTGACGGTCTTTGCAGAACCGAGATAAGAAGGATCGATTTCTTCGAGCTTAACACCGATTTCATCACTAACCAAGGTACCGCCAGTAAGAACTGCAATATCCTTGAGGTTGTTAATACGAGAATCACCATAACCAGGAGCCTTAACAGCAGCAACCTTGATAGTTCCACGCATTTTATTGATAACAAGGGCTGCAAGAGCTTCGCCATCAACATCTTCAGCGATAATGAGAAGCGGCTTATTGTTCTGGGCACAGAATTCGAGAGTCGGTACGAGTTCCTTCATTGTAGAAATCTTGTGACCGTACATAAGGATGACCGGATTTTCAAGAACGCAGGACATATTTTCTTCGGTAGAGAAATACGGAGAAAGATAGCCGTTGCCAAACTGCATACCTTCAACAACGTCGAGAACAGTATCAGCGGTACGAGATTCTTCAATAGTGATAACACCGTCGTTTCCGACCTTTTCCATAGCGTCGGCAAGGAGATTACCAATTTCTTCATCACCATTAGCAGAAATAGTACCAACCTGAGCAATAGCCTTTTTGTCAGTAACCTTGATAGCATTCTTTTCTACTTCGTTAATAATCGCGTCTACGGCTGCGTCCATGCCCTTTTTAAGTTCAATTGGGTTTGCACCAGCGGTAACGTTTTTAAGGCCTTCACGAGCGATTGCGAGCGAAAGAATGCTAGACGTGGTAGTACCATCACCTGCAATTTCATTGGTCTTGGATGCAACGTCCTTAACGAGCTGTGCACCCTGATTTTCGAACGGATCCGGTAAATCAATGGAACGAGCTACAGACACACCGTCCTTCGTTACAACCGGACGTGAGCCAGTTGCAATCATAACATTTCGACCTGCAGGACCGAGCGTTGTCGCAACAGCCTTGGTCAACTTACTAATACCATTGAGAAGCTTTTCACGTGCTTCTGTATCGAATTTCATTTCCTTTGACATTTATTTTCCTCTATAATTACTGCTTTTCAACAAGAGTTGTATCAAACTGAACCGTAATCTTCTTACCAGTTTCCGGGTCGATAGCCTTATACTTCAAGAGAGAACTAAGATTAGTATCGAGGTCCTTATCGAGTTCCTTTACGAACGAAAGGATATATTCGGTAGACCAAGTTCCATCCTTAGCTTCCTTACGAGTAGTATCGATTTGGTCAAGACGAGCATCGAAAACATATTGGTCGAAAGTCATTTCATACTTCATGCGATAATCAGAAAGCGGAATGGCGCTCTTAATCCAAACGTCCTGAGTAGCATTGGAAGCAAAAAGACTCATCAAATCAATCTGACCGCGGAATTGCTGCGGGAAAGTACGGATTGATGTATCTTCAACAACCTTCAATTTGAAAGAAACGATAACAGCGTCTTTCTTGATAATCGGCTGGAACTTCGTCATTACTGCTTTAAACTTAATGTCACTCATTAGTTAGTCTCCTTGTTAGTTTCTTCAGTTTTTGTATTATCTTGAACCCACTTGTTCAATGCGAAAACATCCATTTCATGACTTTCAGGTTCGGTAATTACACCAGCCTTAAGCATATTCGTAATTGCATTGTAATAGGCAATTTCACGACCTGTCTTCTTACTGAAAGTGTCCTTATAAGAACAATAGGCATAGCCCTTATAAACAGTGGACATATCTGCATGGTCAATAACTTCACCGATTGCAACAACCGTATTATGTTCCTGCCAAGTAACAGAAATTGTACGTCCATACTGGTCCTTCGAGAACTTTGCCTTATCTTCTGTACGATAACGAACCTTAATGATAAATGTTCGTCCATTTGATAATGTTAATCTCATAGTTTCTTCCTTATTAAATTTTGCAAATAAATATAGCTAATGTTAAAAAACATTAGCCATATAGTAATAGATTTTTTCTGGATTTTTAAATAATATTCGGAGACTTTGTATCGAAAATGCAAAGCATCTCGTTTATGTGACCGTCTGATTCCAACCAGCATTCACTGTTATTGATGAAATCATACTGCCAATTCAAAACCTCGTTATACTTATCTTTTTTGCAGAGTTTCCAGAACATTGTATCTATTTCGTCGATAGAAGATGTATCGAAGAACTTACATTCTGGATGAATTTCTCGATACGGACTATCATCGTTTGCCTTGAAAACGTCGCCGATAAATACACAACCGCAAGCACAAGCTTCTGTAAATCTTAAAGAAGACTTACATCTGTTGAACGGGTTATCGACGATGGAAGCAATACTGAAATCGGCATGCAATTCCATAAACTTTCTCGGGAAGGTATGCGAGTCAGACCATGGAACGTATGTAATCTTGTTCTTGATAGGTTCAAAGAAGAACGGCAATGAACCTACAACAACGAAATCAATCTTGTCTTCTTTAACATTTTTAATAACCCAATCACAAAGCGCCGTATTCCAGTCACCTTTGTCACCAGGCTGTCCAGGATGTCCATTCGGGAAATTCGGATTCTGACCAGGCTTAAGTGTAGGAATCGGTGTACGGAAATGTGTTGGACTTCCGGAATAAATTACAACCGGTTTCTTAAGGTCTTCTTCTACTGGTTTCTTACGTTCAAAATTCCAAAGATAACGCGGAACAACGTTCTTTACAACCTTGACGTTATTGTGACCGAAAACTTTTTCGACCATCTTCTTAAGATACGGAGTAGAACAGATAACCTGGTCAACCATCGGAAGTACGGCTTTCATTACATCCATAATCTGGCCGATATTGGACATAAATCCGTCATGACCAGGATTATAAGACGGAACTGCGTCATCTTTTCCTTCACCAGTAAGGAATACAAGATCATCGAATTCGGCGACAATCTTGTAATTGAATCGCGGCTGTAATTCCTTGTAACGTGTAATAATCTGAATGTCCATCGGATTGATTGGACGCTGGAAAATCAATGCCTTTGTTCTTGCAAGATAACCTGGATCGAATGTCGGAAACGGCAAAACAATCGGATAAACACCCATGTTATGTCCGTTAATATATTCACTATTGTATCGAAGTCTTACATGACTGCAACCAGAATTATCCTTACAGAAAATTAGTGCAAGATTTTTTCCATCTGAATTTTCAGTATGTGCATTTAACATTAGTCTTCTTCACCTCTAAAATCATCGACCGTGTTAAGATTTTCATAAAAATCAAGACCCGGGATTTCTTTTTCTTTTCTTTCATTAAGCTGATTAATATAGAGAATAATAGCATTACTGATTAGCTGTGTAACAAATGCGAAAGCACTCGTATCTCTATCTTCATCATATCTATTTATATAGGTGAAAAGAGTCATTAAGCATTCTTGACGTATATCTTCAATATCTTCGCGGTCCTTGCTTGTAACAAGCTTAAACGAAATAATACGACCGTTAATAACCTTCATGAATGCTTCACAAATTTCTTTCTTAATCAAGTCAAGTTCATAGTTATAATGACGACGTTCTTCAGGACTTAACTTCATGTACATTTCACGTAATTCTGGAATATACTTTTCTTTCTTTGTAATAAAGTTCAGACTCGCCTGATACTGTTCATCTGTCATTAATTTGCTAAGCTTCTTCTTAAGTTCTTTTTCTTCTTTTTCGGGGAGATTTCCTTCTTGAAGCTTCGCCAAGATAATCGGTCGTTCTTCTTTCGCCTTAGCATACTTATTGTTAAGCTTACTACGATATGGACCGCACCAATTGCCTGTATCGTCTATGTTCTTTCTATTGTATTTGATAATCAAATCTCGCAAATACTCATTTGATATGTAACCTTCCTGTTGTTCTTTCATATTTCCTCTGCAAAATAAAATTAAAATACAATGTAAACATTGTATTTTAATATTTAAAATATAGTATTAATTGTAAAAAAATTTTTACAATTGGAATTTTTATTCTGAATTTTTAATGTGGAAGGAAGTTTTGTGGTGCCATACCATTGTTTGTCATGGTATGATTATTCTTATTCAGCTCGGCTTCTTCTTCCTTGTAAATCTTATTGATTACCTGTTCCATGACTTCAACTTCTGGCCATGCCCAGTCATTTGTAATCTGAAGATGTGCATACTTACAGATACGGGCAATACGTTCCAGAACATTTGGAAGCGGGAAGAAAGTGAATAGATTATCGTCACTGAGGTCAATACTTATCGGCATTGTACCACCGCAATGAGGACAATGAATTAAGAATTCCTTATCAAAACCGCAGAAATTATTTTCTATAGTATTAAACAATTTCGCAGAATCAAGACCTGACATATTTTCTACGAGATTGCATTTTTGTTTAAACGGAATATCCAAATCAATCCATAATGCCATCTCTTCGATATATGTTTTCGGTTTATAAAGCGAATCTGAAAACTTAGGAATAGTTAAAGGCATTTCAACGTTATAATCTTCAAGATATATCTTTTTAATGAATTCTTTATCGAGATATTTAATCTTAAAATCAGAAAGTCTTACTTCAGCCTTATAAGCGGCTTTACATTCCGGGCATTCTTTAACGTCAAAAACATAGCTACTACCATTAGTAAAACTATTGTTTCTAATCCAGAAAATTAGATAGATACGGTCAGGAAGATAAAGATCCTCCAGCTTTATATTCTCAAGATAAGAACATTTAAACAGAAGTTCGTTACATACTTCAGTTGCCAATTCCGGTCGATATGTAGCAAGAAACTTCACATCCAAAACAGACATGCTTCGCATTTTAATCTTAGCGTCTTTAGGATAGAACATTCCTCGTGTTGGTAATTCGTTTAAAGGTATGTTCCAATAATTGTACTTATCATAAGAATATTGAGACGGATGCATTACTTAAATTCACTCCACAACCAATTATCATTTTCATCATTTGATAACTCTTCAACCATCATGTCGAGAGTCTTATCACCATTATCTACAAGCTGAACTGTCTTACAACTGTCAAGGTCGATTTCCGGCTGTAATGTTGCATAAACACCCCAATAAAGACCGGAAACAAGGTCATCATGAGTTCCCTTAGCACCCTTGAAAACGTTAGGCGAAACTTCTTCGAAACGGGAAAGCTGAGCAATCGTATTGGCGTCATAAATTTTAAGGATTCTTGCGTCAATAAGTCTCTTTGTTTCCATACATGCATCAAGTTTTGATTTCTTATCAGCACGAGTTCCAAGACCATGCTTATCTGTGTTAATCAAATTCGTATTTTCAAGAACATACCAAAGTTCTTCAGAAACCTGACGACCGACGTCATTATTTTCAAGAATATAATAAGCATTATTATACATCTTGGAAGTCTGGTCAATAATACGAGCGAATTTTCCAGGAGTTACGGTATTCGACATGTAAGTACAAACCTGTTCCATGTCGTTTCTTCCGTTGATTTTAATAACCTGAATTGCCGCATAGTCACCACCGACACCAGTCGCACAGTCAACACCCATGACATAGAGTGCACCAGGAATTGGTTTTTCGTAAATGCACATATCCAAATCATAGAGATAATCGATAGGTTCTTTCTGCATCAAATCACTAAGAACATTAGGGTCGATAAGCGTCTGAGAAGAACCGATGAAGCTACAGTTATGATTTATCAAACCGTTAGGAGTTGAATATTCTTTTCCGTCAACTTCAACCGGTGTAATAACTGTCTGAGCTTCATTAAGTAAAGTTATATTCTTTACTGTACTTTTTCCAAATTCAGTATTTTCAACTTCTTGACCAACATATAAAGAATTTGCTTCTACAAATCCTTTTTCTGTTTTTAACTTATGGTCGATTGAGCATTTTAATGTTGTATTATCAAATTCGATAAGTACAGTTTTTGCGAGCTTCTTCATGAAGCCCTTAAAAGTTTTAAATTCATTACCGCATAATATTTTCATAGTTTACCTTTTACAGTTGCTTCTATATTTATAAACCCGGTCTTTTGAACCGGGTTTTTGATTAATCGAATGAATTTATTAAGTTGCTTGTATGGAATTTTTTAACTTTCATAAATTTATCAGCATCAGCATGTTTTACTATTTCTACTTTCATATTGTGCGGCTCGATTTCTTCTGGATTTACGATTTTTATCATGTTCCATTGTGCGAGCAAGAACGCTATTCGGTTTCTACGCTCGATGTCTTCCAATGAAACATTACCAAATCCATGATAGCCGCTTTTATCTGTACTGATAGTAAATAACTGCTTAAAGTGTGCCAGATAATATGTTCCAAACTGTTCAAACAAGTGGCATGACTGATAGATTATTTTCTTTTTGTAGTCGACTATTCCAATACGTGAAAGTGTCTCTTCAATAACCCACTTATCCACCAGCAACTTGACTTCCAATAATTTGTTTGTTGGTCTTGTCATTAGTATTCCTCTGGTTTCCAGTCAAAGTCCTTGAGTTCCTTATCAAAAAATTTACCAGCCAAATAATCGGTGTCAAGTTCATCGCTCACTTCACTTAAGAAAGAATCCATAAGGATATTCTTTACTTTCGTATATCTTACAAGGTCTCTTTCCGTAAGCTTAGCAAAGCCGTAATCACTATAACCGTGTTCTCTATAAACATCTGCGATTTTCTGCTTCAGTTCTGAGATATTGATAAATTTCTTGTTGTAAATCAAATACTTGACATTGTTAATTTCACGTGCTGTCCATGTTTCAGGATTGCACTTCGCAACAGTATCTTCAATAGTATCTTCGGCCTGAACAGGCTTAATAACAGTACGTTTAACCAATTCATCCGTGCTCTTATTTACCTGTCCATTAACATATTCCGAAAAACTGCTCATATCTTATTTATACCGATTTTGGCAAGAAGAACTGCGGAACGAATGCAATCGGGAGCGTAACTTCTTCTTCGCAAATAGGACACTTGAAAATAGCATACGGATAAGCATTGAAGATATATGGATCCAAATCATTAGTAAGCTTACTGAAATCAACAGCGTCAAGATTCAAGATATAGCGATATGCCTGAATCAAAGTCAACGACTTACCATTGAGTTCCTTGAAATATGCTGCCATATCAAGAACATCCGGAAGCAAGTCTTCAACAATTTGCTCGTTGGTCTTGAGTTTGTTAATTTCTGTTTCTGTAGAAATAGTCGGGAATTCAATCTTTACCTTATCCTTGCCTACTTCGAAATATTCTGGAAGTTCCTTGTCAAGATACTGTACTTTCAAGTTCTTAAGCTGATAGTCAAATGTAGCGATGGTTTCGCAACTGTTACATTTTCCACGAAGCTTAAACGGAGCGTCGTTATAAGTAAATGCACGAAGATAGAAAATAAGCCAAAGCTTATCGCCTACAAGAATCTTATTTGGGTCAATATTGAACAAACAAGACTTAAGAACATTATTGATAACTGACATAATATTCTTTTCGTCAATACTTGCAAGATTTCTTACATTAAGAGTCGAAAGTTTCTTAATATAAATATCTTCCGTATAATAACGGCCGCGAGAAGGCATTAAAGTCTTGTCCAGCAATACTGCATTACTCGGAATTGCGTTCTGTAACTGTGCCAAAACTTCACCGAGATTTCCATTGTTTATGTTTGATAAATCTATTGGTTCTGATTTAGAAGCCATTTTTCACCTCATAATTAAATTAACACTATATTTATATTTATGCTTGCTTTCTTAAACGATAAATCTTATATTTACCGCCCTTACTTGAACCGTTGATAATGTAATTACCGCTACGTACATATTCGCCCTGTACTTGATTTTTAGAATCTCCAGTAGATTCTGCGGTTTTAACAACAGTCTTAGTAGAAAGACTAGAAACATCCTGGTCAATAAACAAGATATGGTCTCTGCTCTGGTCCTTACCAGAACCACCAGTAGTAGTTGCACGTAATGCAATATCGCCACGTTTTAATTCCATACCTTCTTCAACTTCGACTTCTTCGTATAATTCAGGGTGTTCAATCATATATTTCTGAATTTCACGTGTATTAAGACGCTTCTTGTCGGTTGCATAATTCATAATGCTCTTGTCAACAGCCGCAAGAATAGGAGTAGCAAATCCGGAACAGTCAATACCTTTAGTTTTGTCTCCGTTCCAAGAACGATCCTTGAATTCCATGCTTGTCGTATCAACATAGTCCTGATGACCATATACAAGACCTTCAGATTTACTAATCGACTTCATTTCTTCAATCTTAGAAACGAGAAGACCAGTATCGCCATTAGAAGAAGATGCACCCGTTACATTCAAAGTATTTACACTAGCAAGCTGTCTATCAATTTCTAGGATTTCATCGACGCTTCCATTATTCTTTATCAATTCACTACGCTTCTTAAACAAATCTAACTGTTTTTCAATAGAAGCATATTCTTCATTATTCGAATTTAAACCAAGAGATTGAGCTTGGCTTAAACGTTCAGAAAGATTCATCTGAATAGCATTTAATTCGGATTGTGTTAACGGACGTTGAGTAGTCAATGCGTTTGCTTTATTCTGATGAATTGTAGCAGCATTTTTATTATATTCTTCCTGAGTTCTCGAATTAAGTATATCGTCTTTAAATGTTTCAGGATCAGGAAGTGAAGAATGTACTTCTCCGATTTCTTCTGCAATAGAATTTAATTTATAACGAACTACAAATTCTGCTTCTACTTCAATAGGATTACCGAAGTTTAAGTTTGAAAAATTCGGAGAGCTAAGTCTCTTTAAATGACAAGCATAGATATTGGAAACAACCGTATTTCTCATAGATTGGTCTAATTCGTCAATCTTTATTTTAATAATTTTTGGAGCACAGTTATTCCATAAATTTGCTTCCATATCTGCATTTTCTATATTGTTAAATAGAAAACCGTTGAGAAAATAAGTAACACTCATCTTATCGGTTTCCATAAAAACAATCTTCAATGTAGACTGACCGAAATCGAAAATAGGAATTACATATTGTGTATTACCGAATCTCTGTCTATTTTCCGTATTCATATTCCAAATCGGAAGTTCTACAGATTTAACGTAATATGTCAAGGATTCGATTTCTTCTGCACCTTTATTGTAGAAGAAAGTAACTTTAAAACGATATGCGATATGCGGTTTAATCGTTTTATTAAAGCTATATACATTCAATAATCCCATGCTATATTTATAAATGAAAAAAGGAACACCAAACGGTGTTCCCTTTAAATTTTCGGAATTAACCTATTCTTTTATGAGTTCATATCCGTTTCTTTCAAGGATAGCCTTGGCTTCCATGAATTTGTTTCCATGTGAACGTTCTTTGTCTTGTTTCTTTGCACATGCTGGACATATGCATTCTTTTTTGTTGGTAAAATCACAGTCGTCATCACCCTTGATAACCTGACCGCATTTCTTACACTTTCTGAATTTTCCTTTTCCATTAAATGATTCAGCCTGTAAGTCTGCTTCATAGTCGAATTCATCATTTTTAAGAGTATCTTCAACTGTAGGTTCCTTACGTGTGAAGATGTGCATCATGTCGATAATAAGTGCACCGAATTCATCTTCGATTTCATCATATGTACTGTAAACATTATCGGCAATGTACTGGATGCATTCGCTGGTAGTACAAGGAGCGTCAAACTTCTTACAGTGTTCGATATATTCCTTGACCTGACGGATAACCTCAGGTTCAAGATCTGCTGCAGATTCAATAATTCTTTTCATTTTTAACCTCTTTCTTATTTATATAAATATTCAGTTAAGCAAATTGTGAGGTGATATGAAAATAGCCGGATTAGACTTGTCTGTGACAAGTAGTGGAATTATTATTGAAGAACTGGACGATAAATTTGATATTGTGAACCTTGAACGTCACGGGTTTACAACAGTTCAAAAAAATGCTATATTAGAAGGTATCGAGCTTTATCGATATGAAGATTACCGTAATACATACCAACGTTACACAGCTCTTCAGAATAAGATTCTTGACTGGTGTAAGGATTGCGAGTATATCGGAGTAGAAGCATACGCTATTTCTCGAGGACAAAATGGTAAGGTTTTCGACCTTGCCGAATATGAAGGTTATATTAAACAGGAGTTATTCAGACAGGGCAAAAAATTACGATTCTATCCGCCAAACCAGAATAAGAAGATATTCACCGGTTATGGTAAAGCCGATAAAATCAGAATGAAAAACGAAGTAGTCGACAGAAACGAAAAGAAGAGTTATGGCAATATTCTTTTGAATATTTCAGATCTTCCGCCGGTTAAAAACGGTAAGAAAGGTACACCTCCTACTTCTGATATTATTGATGCATTTTCATTGGCCGAAAGTTTAAGACTTGAATTAAAGCTTAAATTCGGTGTAGAAAAGATAGATGACCAGCCAGATTATATTAAAGAAGTATTTGTAAAGTCAACAGAAGAACATCCTCTCGGATTATTGAATACTGATTTTATCTATAAATAATACAGAGGTTTGTTATGGCAGAATATTTAAAAGAAGCACTTGAAATTCTCAAGGAAAACGGTTATATTGTTGAAACTTTCAATACTATCGGCGATTCCGACAATGATATAGACGGTGACCGTTATGACGGAAGACCACTTAAAGTTACTGTCGGCGGCGAATATACTGGAACAGACTACGAAGATTGGATTGGTACAGTACGTGATGCTGTTTGGGATTGCTGCTGCGGCTACGATATTCCAGTTGAACAGTTCGACCAGTTCATGGAAGAACATACCGGTGACATCGAAGACGCTTGGATTGTCAAGAAATGGCCTAAGGAATTCGGTAGATCCCTATTCAGCAAGTATTTCGACGAATTTGATATTGCTGGTGAAGAACAAGAAAATTTTCAGCCGATTGAAGATGTAAAACCTGATAAGTTCCAACGTAACAAGAATAAATTTAACCGTAATTCTGGAAAGCGTTCACATCATAGCTTTGATGAATTTGATGATTAATAAGGAAAAATAAAATGGTAAGTAAAATATTTTTGGATGTCGATGGCGTTCTTGCCGACTTCAGAGGCCAGTGCGAACGATACAACTGTATCGAAGGTACTAAAGTCGATTGGAATGTCATTCATAGTGCAGGCCCTAAGTTCTGGGAAGAAATCGATTGGACCGCAGAAGGAAAACAGGTCCTTGATTATCTGAAAAAGCTTACTACCGAGTTGGAAATCGAATTGTATATCCTTACAGCAGTTCGTGCTCAGGATGGCAAGGTTGGTCGAATGAACTGGCTCAGGAAGAATGTCGGTCTTGACAAGCATCACTTGTTGATTGTCAACGGCGGTAAGGAAAAAACTTACTATGCAGAACCTGACGCTTTGTTAATCGACGACTACGAAAAGAACTGTGCACTATTTAATGAAGCTGGTGGTCAGGTAATTCAGTTCAAGTCATTTGACCAAATGAAAAATAAACTTGAAGACATGATTTAAAAAATAAAGGAGATTTTAAAATCTCCTTTTTAATTTTATAATTTCTTAATTAACAATACTTCGTCTATCAGTTTTCGATACCCGTAATAATCGATTACCGTTTCAATAACGTCATCGTCGACATATTTGATAAGCGCCGGAAGAACATCCTCGGTAAGGAAAACATCCTTCGTAATAAAACGAATAAGACGGTCTTTCGTATTATCGTCGTCGTCAAGTTCGGTCGGTAAATCGTTTACAAGACAATAGTCGACATAAAAATCTTCTGCGAGCTGGTCGGAAAGTAAACCAACAATCTGTAATGCAATCTTCTTGCCATATTCAGGCTTAGCAAGTACGAACTTCTGAAGTCTTTCCTTCCACGGCATAGTTGATTCAATTAAATATTTTCTAGTCATTTTAAACCTCTACTTATATTTATAAATATGTTATGGCAACAGATTACGCTTCAGAATTCACAAAATTATTTAAAAGTGGTAGTTGTTCAGTTAGAAATAAGGACTGGAACGCCCCGAAATATTTTGATAGCCAGAATAACGACTGTTATGCTGCTGAAGCCGCTCTAATGTCATCTTTAACTTCCGAGGCTTTCGGTAATTTCGGTTTCCAGGTACAATATTATATCAAGGATATTTCGACCAAGCAGGATAGACTTTACGGTGAAGATCCTATCGAGAACGTCAAGAGAAGATTCACTCTCAAGATGTATGCCGAACAGTTACCGGCATATCAGAAGACTTATACTCTACAAGGTATGACATACGAAGAAGTCATAACTTGTATGTGTACTATCCAGCATTTTATGGAAGCTTCGAGATACGAATACGGCACAAACCAGATAAAGTACAATTCGGAAGTTCCTAAAATAGGCGATATTATTTACCTTGAATATTCTAACCTTTTCTATGAAGTAATCAACGTCAAAACGTTCGCTGAAGGAACATCGTTCTTATCCAGCCCGATTACGTATACGTTCACATTGAGAATCTGGAGAAACAACCACCAGAATATTGACGAGAACAACGAGAACTCGGACAATATGGACACATTACGTGCATTTACGGAACTTGACGAAATTTTCGATATTGACGAAAAGACTTCAGAAGGTCATGCAACTTCTGAAGTAGGTTCTAAGAGTGATATTCTTGAAATCAATACTGACTTACCGAAAGATAAGACAGATGAAGATAAGCCTAAGGATAGTGTTTATAGTCATATCGCATACGAATATGAAGATCCGCAAGCAGAATATACGGATGATAAGTCCAAATATTATGACCCGTTTGCTGGTTGGTAATTAGAAATCTGTCGGTATTTTAGACAGAGCGTAAGCGCCGTTATCGAACGACTTTTTCTGCGGGACAATCTTAAGATTTCCGTTAGGTTCACGCTTGTTAATATGATATGTCCAGATGTCTGAGTGGAATGTAAGTTTACATTTCACTACCTCTTCGCTATTATAATCCAAATCGGATTCAAAGTCAAGGTTCTTAAGGACACAGTTTTCAAAATGGAATTCGCCGTTGAAATTACTGTTCTGGTTGGACTCGCCAGTTTTATCCTTCATCATTACTATGATTTTATCGATAGTAACATAATCCTTTGTACCTACACGAGACGAATAGATTTCATGTTCCGGGTGAACTGGATAAATCGTAGACTTATTGTAACTTACACCGTCTGAAGCCATCAAGTCCTTAAGACAACGGGCATTAATCTGGGCGATATTATATAACTGGTTATTATCGCTCGGTTCTGCACGAACGGTAAATCTGAAACTAATGTCTGTTCCATAGTTTCTTACAATCGGGAAAGTCTTTTCAGAACCGAAATACTTTTTTGTAACGGTGACAGTTTCAAACTTCGGTAATGTAGCGGTTTCAGCTATAAGGTGGTCGTCGTCAATCTTTGACGTACCGGTTGTCTTATAGAAAAATACATGGAATAACCAGCCTGGTTGCGGATCAGACATGTTAAAAAAGTTTTCGTTAATAAAAATACTGTTTGGCATAAGTTATTCCTAAAATGTTCTATCATTATACTTCGTATTGAAATCCATCCAGTTATACGTAAATATCGCATCACGTTGAATAGTATCATCGCTTTCATAACTATATGAAATACTTGGAATAGATACTAGTTTACATTCGTAGAACTTGTATTGCTTGAAATAATCTCCCTTGTCACCGTCGTTAAGTCCCATAGAATTTGTAGACGGATCTCTATACTGGTTGAATATCTTGACTGAGATTATTCCTGGTTTCGTGTTTATATTCGAAATATTTGAACTACCGTTTGCCTGAGGAGTAAGTGTATCTCCTTTTACTCGTGTATCTGTACCGTAAGAATATGCAGCTGCATTGTTAGGTATCGAATTCGAAGTATAGTAGAACTTGTTTAACGCTTGTATATGATAAATCTTTTCAAGAATGGTAGTTACTCTATATAAACTGTCTTCATTGAATTTAAACGTGATTGTACCTGAATTTTCTGCACGTGTTGGAATCTTGAAATTTAAACCACCATAATATAAGTCTGCCGTATTTATCTTTCTATCGGGTATACTTACTGAAACTACTGCTTTATTCAATAGTTCCATATCGTTTTCTGTTATTAATGAGTTATTATCACTCTTGAAATTCATAAAATCATTGAAGACTGCTTTAAAAGTCCAGCCTAAAGCAGGTGGTTGATTATAAAAATCATTATCCCAGATAGATCTTAGATTTCCACGAGTTGGTCTACCCATTTTTGTAGTTAAATCGTATACACCCATATCTATATTTATAAAACATCAGTTAACGGGCGCAAGCGCCCACAGCTGGCAAGCCAGCGTTTTATTGGCGCTATGCGCCACATCAGGCGTTGCCTGGATGTTTTATTTTTTAAATCTTTTAAATTTTTTATACAGTAAGCCTTAGCGAGGTTTCTGTACTTCTTACAGTAAGAGGATTTACGTATTGACATATCGGGCTGGTCATCCTGTACTCCGAGCTACATTCAATACAACCGATGGCGGCTATATGTATTTAGTGCTATAAATACTTCAGTGGTGGAACGTTATCGGTTACGGCCATTAGCTTCTAACTGGTCATGACTTCTGCCCGATCATAGTGTAGGATATACACCTTATAATCCTAAACGGCCAAAGACATTGCCGATACACTCATTGGATTGACGTTCGTTACTGTGACTTTGGTCTTCTATGTAAAAATTTTTATTCAAATATAAGTAAAATTTTTTATTGCGTAAATTAAAAATAACGTTTATATTTGAATTTTTTATAAAAAAGAATAAAACCTGGAAGTTTTTCCAGGTTTTTTCTATATTTGGATATATATTCAGAATTACGAGATCCAGAATTCTCCGTTCGGGGATTCGAGACGGATATTTTCGAGGCAGTAATCGTATTCTTCCTTATAGCTGGCATAGAGCGAATCACCGTTCAACTGACCACCGCCGGCGATAGTCAAAGTATATTTTCGGAGTGCATTTGCCCAGACCATGCCTGCACGAGCGACAACCATCTTACGGAACATAATATCGTTGAAAATCTTTACAGACTTCTGTTTTTTATAGACTTCCATAATTCCCTTACAAGGGTGACGCGGAGTAGGCCAAACTGAAAGTTCCTTTTCTTTCTCGTTGTATCGTACCTGATAAGATTCACCGAAATCCATCTTGGCCTGTTCGAGCCACTGAAGTGCAGCATTCCAGCTTCCGAGAACATCGCCGAAACCAGCACTGTTACCGTAACAGGAACCGCGGAAAATAGATGAAGCATTCATACTCATTACAGAATCGTAAAGTGCATTGTGCGGGAGCGTGAAAAGTTCGTTAATGTCGCCGAGCCAGTTGGCCGTAGCGAAGTCAACGACGGATTCCAATTCCTGACAAATCTTATAATGTGTACATCCAGGAATAAGGTCAAGAACCAAGTAATCACGATAGTTACCCTGACGGAAATAATATCTTTGGATGTAACGGATGCAGTCACCGATGATATAGTTTAACTGTTCATCTGAAATTTCAACGCAAATAACCGGACTACCGAGCATGAGCTTGATGTAGTTTCGAAGCATTGCGATATTCTGAATAGTAGTAGCTTCCAAAACTGGGTCATT